ATGGCAGGAAAGAAAAAGACCCCAAACGGAAAGTGGCAATACGTCTTCAAGCGCTCTGGGGTGCTGGACCGGCCGCTCTACCTGACGTTCGACTCCGAAGAGGAGGGGGACGCGTATGCGGCCAAGCTTGATGCGCTGCTAGACCGAGGGATAGTCCCGACAGATCTTGAGCGGCCGGTGTCCGTGATGGTGCTGCGCGACCTGGTGAGCGAGTACGAGCGACAGGCGCACCCCAGTGACAAAGACCAGCAGGCCTTGTCCGCCGTCCTCCGGAGCAGAGGTGATACCCCGCTGAGGACCATCAACGCGCAATGGGTGGACGCGTGGATTGCTGACATGAAGCGCTTGGAGGCGCTTGCGCCTGCGTCCATTCGGGCCCGCGTTGGTGCTGTGGCCCGGTGCACAGACTGGGGCATGCGCAAAGGGTTCCTGACTTTGCCAGATCACCCGCTGCGGACGTTGCCGGACGGCTACGCCCAGTACAGCGTGGCGGACGTGCAGGCATCAGGCGGGGTGAAGCGGGAAGACGTTGAGCGGGACCGCCGGCTGGAGCCTGGCGAGCACGAGGCCATCCTGGCGGTCATAGCCTCCGGGGTGCTGCATAGGTCCCACAGGCCCCTGGCGATGGAGCATCCAGCCGCCCATCGGTTCTTGTATGTGCTGGCCGTCGAGTCAGCAATGCGCCTGCGTGAGATGTACACCCTGACGCTCCCCCAGATCGACAAGGCCCGGCGGACGGTGTTCCTGGACCGGACCAAGAACGGGGATAAGCGACAGGTCCCGCTGTCATCTGTTGCGCTGGCAGAACTCGAGATCTACACCGAGGCGCGGACCCCAGACCCGGATCAACCTCCCGACATCCTGTTCCCGTGGTGGGACGGAACCCATGACAAACGGCACCTGGTCGCGGTGTCGGACTACCTGTCCAAGCGCTTCGCTGGGGTGTTCAACCAGGCCGGCGCCAAAGGCCTTCGGTTCCACGACTTGCGGCACGAAGCAACGTCGCGCTTGTTCGAGCGCACCCGCCTGTCCGAAGCGCAGATCATGAAGATCACCGGGCACAAGTCGCATCGGATGATGATGCGATACGCCAACTTGCGGGGTTCGGACTTGGCAGCGCAGTTGTGGTGATCCGGAGAGAAAAATATTTGTATTGGTTTTTGTTCGGGCGTTTCGAGTTATTGTGATGGTCTTCAAACCAACGTGGTTGAACCACCATGAACGATCCTGTATTCACTGCTCAAAAGCTTGGCGAGCTTATTCAGCTTGCAAGGGAGGCGTCAACCTCCTTTGAAAAGGCGGCTGTATTTGCCGCTGTGACTGCACTGGGGAAAGAGTTTTGCAGCGCTACCGAGGACGGGTACGCTCGTGAAAAGGCAAGCTACGTCGTCCACTGGCTTTCGTGTGCGCTCGGCTTTGAAATGTCGAATCGCGACTGCTATGGGGATTTGAATGCAGCTGAAGGCGAGTTTGAAAGCCTCATGATGGCGCTCAAGCGACCTTCGTGATGTAGACCCCGACGGCAACTGGCCTGTGCATGCGCCGTAGCCTTCTTTTGGGCTGACATGTCGAAATTCAGCCAGAAAATCGACATGTCGCGGTGATGTGTCGATTCCCTGAACTTGTCGCCGCTTCAGCTGGCCCCTTTGTTGCAGTCGTTGCAGACTGGCGTCTCAACCGTCACGGCCGTCGGCCGGCGCTTCACCACGCGCGTCATCTCTGTGCGGTCAACCGTTGCGCTCAACTGCTGCGGGTAGTGCCACAACCCGCACCGGCCGCATTGCTTCTGCCGCAGGCCAGCTTTGTGCTGCACCTCGGCCCATTCGTGCCACGCCAGGTAGCCATCGGGGGCCTGGTCACCTGGTTTGTAGGTTTCCTGCCCTAGGATGCACGCAACACGCATCAGCAGCTCCCGCCGCAGTCCGGGCACGGCAACAGGTAGTCGTTCATTGGGTCGCGGCCATCGTCTCCGCAACGCTCGCACTCCGGCTCGCTGTCATCAAGCCATGAGTCGTCAACGTTGTCGCCCACATCAAGCGGGCAGTGCCGCCCAGTGGCGTGCGGTTCGTTGTCTCGCAACTGCGGGCAATCTGCGTGGCAGCAGTCTCCGTCGCTATCGGCTTGGCACCGGCCCAGCTCTGCGGTCGACCACACATGCCCGTCTTCTGCCGGATTGGTGTCGTGGTCAGTCTTGGGCATGGTGCTCACCTTCGGCGTTGGGCGCTTGCAGCACGCGGCGCATTTCTTTGCGCAGCACTTGCACCTCGTTCGTCGTCTCTTGGTCGCTCATCGCGGCTTCTTTCAGCCAACCCACCGCCACTTACCGCCCACGAGGTCATCGCCAACGGGCTCGGCCGTCCGGCCGGGGCGGCTATGCCACATCGCGGCGCTTCCGCCCGCGTCCTCTTTGTCGATCCTGAATCCAGCGGCCCGCAAACTGGCGCCGCCCTCATCGGGCAGCGTGTAGGTGTAGATCGGTGCATGCCCAAGGGCACGCGCAGCGCGGCGGGCAGCCCCGTAGAGCATGCTGCATGCGTTGCGCGTGCCATCGGTGCAAAGGCGGGTCACTTCGGCGGCCTTGCCGTTGTCCAGGCGCGGTGCCACGGGGCGCCCCACAATCGCCACGCCCACCAATTCCCACTGTTCGCCTTCAACGGTGCGCGTGCAGGCCTCCACGCCTACCGCGAACTTGTGCCCCACCACGGGCCGACTGTGCCGGTGCAGTTTGCGTACAAAATCGTTCGCGGTCTTCAGGTCGCAGGGCACCACGCGCAGCAGTGTCTTTCGCATTCCTTGTCCTTTCGCTTCGTGCACCATGCCTAACTCTGCGTTGCAGCGGACGGCCATCGGCTGTCTGCAAGGGTGGGCGGCTCGTTTAGGTTCGCAGCTGAACTTAGGCGTTCGGCCTCAGTCCTCGTCGCCACCGTCGCGGGTCAAGCAGGTGAGCTTCACACCTTCTGGCGCCTCGATCACCAGTGCCGGCTGGAATCCGTTGCGGTAGTTCTGCGCCTCCAGCCGCATCGGCCAGCGCGGAAAATCGCGGTCGCTGTAGTCGGGGTCGTGGTTCGCCACGCCGATCATCCAGCTACCGCTGGCGCCGGGGCAGTGCTGGCCCGTCACCACAATGCCCAAGCCCGTGGCCGGGTCGCTCACGAGGTACTCGATCGGTCGGCCGCTGGCGCAGTTGTCGTAGTCGTCCTTCGTGTGCAGCACCTCGCCGAATGTGTCGTCGCTGTAGCCCTCGAATCTCAGTGTCGGCATGTCTGTCCTTTCGCTTCGGCACCAGAGGCCGAACAGGCGGGTCAACCGGACCCGCTACGGCGTCCCGCCTACGCGGGCCGGTTACCCTTGGCGTTGGGCCTCACGCTGCCTGCAGCCGCTTGGGCCGCACGCGCTCGATGGCTTCTTCCATCGTCGGGTGCCGGTCGTAGCTGCTGCCGGTGCGGCCGGCGCGCTTGTGCAGCACCAGGCCGATGCGCCCGGGGCCGCTGCTGACCACTTCCACCCGCACGCAGGCGTCATGGGCCAGCACCACAAGCCGCGTCAGGTAGTCGAAGTCGAACGTCGAAAGCCGGTGACTCTCGGCGTGGCACTTGATGCCGCGCCCGAAGGCATAGATGCGCTCGGGCGCGTGGTGCTCGCCGTGGAACACGTCGCACAGCAGGTCGTGGCACGCGCGCTGGGCCTCGGTCATCGTGGACCGGGTCAGTCGTTGCAGTTTCTCTTGCATGGTCTTTCTCGCTTCGGGTGGGGTGAGCCACAACACTTCATGCACCGAACACCGTGTCTGCGCCGGTGATGGCGGCGCTCTGCCTCTCACTTCGGGGCCCTCCCCAGCACGCGCCGGGCCGGCGACTTGGCCACCACACCGGCAGTCGGGAGCCCAGACCGTTGGCGGGCGGCAACGCGGGCCGCCGTTTGCTCCATGACGCTGCGGTCCACCAGGGCCATCACATCGGCCGTGCGGATGACGTAGCCACGACCAAGCTGGCCAGCGGCAAGCTCCCCGGTCTGGATCATTTCCCGAACACTCTCCGGGTGGACCTTCATCAGCTCGGCTGCGCCAGCCAGGTCAACGGTGGGCGGGGCCTGGATGACGATGAATTGCGTGCTGGGCTGGATCTGGCTGTTCATGACTGACATGTTCTGCCGCAAATGGGGTGGGCCTGCCGCTAGTACCCCAGGCGAACTGGGGCGTCTCTGGTCAGGCGATGTTTCCTTGGGCGACCATCAGTGCTGCAACCGTGGGGCGGACCCACACGGGAGCCATGGACAGGGCGAACGTCTCCCCGCTCCAGGCCAGCAGCAGGGTGCGGCCCATCTCGCTGGCGATGGCCTCGGCTGCTGCCGGCGGGACGCCGTTGCCAATGCGCTCACGCCATGCTTGATCGCTCAGCCCGTCCAGTTCGATCTGTTCCTCCGGATCGACCAGACTTTGAAGAGCGGCAAGCTCCAGAGTGGTGAACGGCCGGTGCCAGGTGGCGTCCTCAGACAGGATGACGGCGGCCAGGTGTTCGGTGCACACCGGCAGTCGGTGGTCCGCAACGCTCCAGCGCCCGTTGTCGTGGCAGGCGGCGGCACTGACTGCTCCGCTCGGCTCATCCCAGCGCAGCACGCCGTAGTGCCCGCCGGACTGATAGGCCTCCCGGTCGGCTGCCATGCCGCTTCGGGGGTCGGCCACGGCATATGCGCCCTGTCCCGTCGTGCTGCCTGCAATCACCGTCCCTGCGGCGGACTCCCAGGGGGCCACGGCGTACTTGCCGAATGCCGGGCCGCTGCGCCGCGGGTCGGCAACGCAGCCGCCAACTGAGCCTGTGCCGCCCGTGACGGCTTGGGCGTGGTCGCTGTACCGCACGACGCGGAATGCGTTGTTGTGCAGCACGTTCGGGCAACGCGGATCAGCGACAGAGTGAGAGCCACCGCCCGGCGCAGATTGGCCTGTCACGGCGCCGCTGGTGTCGCTCCAGCGGCGGACGCCGTACTGCTGGTACTGGGCTGCTCCCCGGCGGGCCCGCGGGTCTGCCACGGAAAACGAGCCGGCCTCCACGTCAGCGAAAGTCCCGCTCGGGTCATGCGCCATCACGCCAATCTGGCCGTTGTGGTGACCAGGGACGATCAGGTAATCGCTCAGCACGCCATCAGCGACGGCCAGACGGTTGAGGCTGCGCCAGTCGCTGCCGGCCTCGACAAAGGCAAGACGAACCCAGGTCTTCCACTGCAATGAGGGGACGCGGTGCATCGGGCCAGCGCGCAGGTCTCCGGGAAGGGGCATCCGCCCCAGCACATCGCCCACAGCACGCAGCGGCCGGGTCTGCGGTTGGTAGAGCAGGGGGGGCACCTTCTCCAGGTGGCGAGCCACCAGCAAGAAGCGCTTGCGGCTCTGGGCCAGGCCGCCCAGCTCGCCGCAGTCGTGTGTGGTCTCGGCCGTTGCGTAGCCGTAGGAGCGCAGCATGGCGGTGATCTGGTCCAGCAGGGCCCGGCCACGGGTTGCCAGGCGGGGCACGTTCTCGAACAGCACCAGTTCCGGCGGGTCTTGCTGCCAGGCCTCCAGCATCAGCCACACGCCGCGCAGCGTGAGGCGGTTCAGCGCCTGGTACTTGTCAGTCTTGCTCTTGCTCTCGCTCAGCAAGCCACTGAAGCCCTTGCACGGGGCAGAGAGGAACACGATATGGGGCCGCTCATTGCCCGCGGCCCGGTGAATGTCCTGTGGGGTGGCTTCGCGCCAGTCTGCCGGCGGCTCCTCGCCGTGGAAAGCGCGGTACTGCTCCCGGTCGAAAAGGTCCATGACAGTGCCCGGGACGCCGGCCACGCGGCCAAAGTCACGGACGGCGGCGGGGTCCACATCGATGCCGCCAAGGCACCGGAACTTTGCGGTCAGGTTGCCAACACGGGCACTGCCACGGTTGAACCCCTTGGCGCCCATGCCGATGCCAGAGAAGAGATGGAAGTGGCGGATTTCAACGTCTACGCGGTTCATGGTGATTTCTCTTTCGGTCGCGCTGCCTTCAGGCGGCGGGCGCGGCACGCCGGGAATCGAAGTAGGCCCGAATGGCGTCCGCCACATGCTGCGGGTCGCAGATCGACCCGCCCGGGACACACTCCGAAATCAGGTGATCCAGGTCCAAGCGCTCGGCTTGCGCCTGGGCCGGCGCGGCAGGGGCGGCGGCGAGCCGGCGCGCGACACCATCAGCTTCCGCCAACAGGCCCATGATCGCGTCCTTGATGACGAATCGCTCGGCTTCGCTCGGGACATGAAGCGCGTCACGACCTTCTTCGTCGTTGCCCAAGCGCTCGTAGCCCTCAAGGAACTCGTCCACGAACTGCTCAGTCAACGCATCCCATGCGGCTTCACCTCGCGTGACGAAAGGCGCCGCCACCATGTCATAGAGCACCTGCATGCGGGAAACCAACGCCCGCAGATCGCAGCCGCGTTTGATCGTGACATGCCCGACTGTCACGTCGCACGGGAGCGGCCAGTCCAGCGGGTCGGCAGGCACCGCCACCGGATGCGTGGCGATCCGCGTGTAATGCCTCTTGATGTTGCCGGGTTGCTTTTCGTACTGCGTCTGCGTCAACGGCCTGAGCCCGCCGGCCTTGCATTCCCAAACGGCCACCGGCTTGGCTCCTTCCTGCGCGGCCAGGGCCCGGCGCATGTCGTGCATGAGGTCGGCAGTCGGCCCTTCCTTCAGCCACTTCCACTGCGGCGAATCCCAACGCTCGAGCACCGCCTGGGCGGCTTGGGCCAGGGTCTTGGTGGCGTCAGTCATGGATGGTCCCCGGTGGCTTTGGCGATGGCGGTGGCTTTGGCGATGGCTGCCTCCTTGATGTTCTGCGCACGCTTCTCGTGCATGCGCTCGGCTTCCACTGCGTTCTGCGCCGTGACCGCGTCCAGTGCCGCGCCTTGCTGGCGGCACTCGTTGATGGCCTGGCGGACCTGGATCCGCATGCCTTCGCCGAACTCGGCGCCGAACTGCGCCTCCAGCTTCTGGAGGAGGAACCCGGCGCCATGGGCCACCTTGCGCGCCTTGGCCAGCTTCTTGAAGACGCCGCTGCTCATGCTGTGACTCCTTCCAGTTCCAGAGCCAGATCCGCCTGAGCGGAGGTGTTCGCTTCGGCGGCGGTAGGCTGCACATGCCAGCCCCACATTTCGGTGTGGCCGCCGGTCTTGCTGTTGCGGAAGCTGGCCATCCAGTGCCAGCCGGCCCGGGTCAGCACGGCCTTCTGCCGCTCGTTGGCGCCGTCCACGGTGCAGATGCTGAAGTCGTACAGGCGCTCGCGCAGGATGCGGTTCTGGTGGGCCTTGAGCTGGTGCCCGAAACCTTGGCCGCGCTTGGCGTGGTGCACAAAAAAGCCGTGGCACAGCGCAACCTGGGGTTGGCTGGGCATGGGCCCGATTTCGAAAGCCCCGTAGGGGGTATTGATGCGGTCGCTCATTTGGAGTCGTCCTCAAAGAGTTGGGGTTTGCATGCCGCCTCTGCCATCCGCTGGGCATCGATGGCCGCCTTCAGTTCACGATCTCGCTGGCGCATGCGGTCGGTGATCGCCTGGTACTCGCCGGAGGCCACGCGCACTAGGTAGCTGAAACACACCGGATTGCGTGGGCCGGTCCACGTCGCCCATTTCGCGTCAATCTCGTCCCGTTGTTCTTGGGTGCACGCGCGGTACTTGGCCCTTGCATTTCGCCACTGCGACGCGTGGAGGTTGCGCATGGAGCTCTCCGCCGATGTCATCCGGGCTTGGCGGGCCCGGAGTTCAGCCGCCGGATCCCTGGCGGGAGGAGGTGCCTCCAGCACATCAGCCAGCAACGGGTATTTCGCGGCCTGGCTTGCTGCTTGGCGCGCGGGCTTGCTCATGTGCATCGCCAGCTTGCGCGGGGTCCAGGTGGCGGACTCCCATCGCACGACTCGGTCGAACTTCACGGCTTCCTCAGGCCTGCAGCGGGCCGCCCATGGCGTCCACCAGGTCATCAATCAGCATGGACAGTTCGCCGGTGGTGATGGCCACATCGGCGTCGAAGTGGTCGACGTCTTGCGACTTCTGCTCGTACACCACATCGGCGAAGTCAATGCCCTTGAAATGGAAGTTGTCCTGCAGCTTGAACCCAACGCGGCCATGCCAGGACAGCTCCAGTGAGGTGACGTACTTTCCCTGCTCCAGGTGTTCGCGCACCTCGTCAATGTCCAGGGCGTGGCGGGCATAGCGAACCATGGCCCGGGTGGCTTCGTGAGCTTTCAGGGTGCAGGAGCGGCCCAGCGCAAACGGGGTTTGGGGGCCATGCTGGAGCCAGCCGGCCATGACCAGGCTGGGCGGCGTGTGGGGTTGCAGGTTCTGCACAGTGACGCCAGGCCAGGCCTTCACCAGCAGGCCGATGATGTCCTCGCAAACCGCAGGGGAAGCGTCAATCACCATGCGGCTGGCCTTGGGGTCGATCCAGACCAGGCAGCCACGCTGCCGCACAAAGGCCTGCGGCATCAGCTCCTGAATGGCCTGCTCCTTCAGCTCCCGGAGGGCCTTCTTGCCGGGGGTGCGGCCGGTGTTCCGCTCCATTTCTGCAGCGAGTTCAGCCGTGCGAGCCTTCACCACGGATGCGGGCAGCACCTTGGTTTCAATGCGGACCCGCAGGATCCACTGAGAGTTGACCGACTCAATCAGCGGGCCGTGCTTCTCGCCACGCGGCGGAACCCAGCCGATGGACTGAGCTTGGGACGGGCCGCAGGGGAGGAAGGCCTGGGGCGCAATGGCGGCGCTGTCGCGGTCCAGATCGAAACCGTTTTCAGCGGCCAGAGCGAAGATGATGGCGGACTTGATCATGGTTGGTTCCTCGTTCAGGCGGAGACGGCGGCGGCCCACTTGGCAATGCCGGAATCGATGCGGGCCTTCACGGCTTTACCGATGGCTTGGACTTGGTCAGCCCGGTACAACTTGGCGTTGCGGCTGTTCTCCCCGGAGTGGTGGGCAAAGCCCAGGTCAAGGAGGTCGCCCGCCGTGAGGCTGACGCCCAACACGGCGCACAGTTCGGCCAGCTTCAGAGCCGGAGCGCCGGAGAGGTTGGGGCCCGTGGGCTGGGCCACAGTGACCACAGTGGCGGAGGGGGGTTCTGCTGCTGCAGCCGGCTCGGCAGGCGCAGGGTCTGCGGGGACTTCCTGCGCAATGTCGTCCATGGTTTCCCGCGTGACGGGCTGCATCGGGATCGGCGCGGGGTCGGTCTTGGCCTGCTCTTCCAGCCACAGCGCGCGGCGTTGGGCAGCCTCGCGCTCTTGCTCTGCCTGCTGGGCCTGCAGCAGGATCGCCATTTCCCGGAGTGATGCCTTCAGGGTTTCGCGGTCCTTGGCCTGGACCAAGTAGGACTGCAGCTCGCCGATGATTTCCAGTTTGACGGTCTCAGCCCTCTTGGAGAACTCCTCCCAAACGGCCGGGTCAATGGCGTAGCCCACCAGCTTGGCGATGGCGCCTTCCAGTTCGCTGGGGGTCTTGGTCAGGGCATCGGCGGGGATCAGGCGCAGGCCCTGCAGCTGGGCCAGGCGCTTCTCGTGGGATTCAACCCGGGCGCGCTCCTGGGCGGCCTTGCGGTCGTCCCATTCGTCGCGGATCACCAGCAATCGCTGCTCTTCGGGCTGCACGATGGCGATCAGGCGCTTCTCTTCGGCGATCACCGCCTTGGAGAAGCTTTGGGCGTCATCACGGGCGGCCTTGCCCTTCTTCTCCAGATTGGTGCGGGCGGTGCGAAGCTGCATCGCAGCGCGGTGCACCTGATCGCGGCCGGCGTCGTCGGCCACCGCAGTCAGGCCTTCGCTCAGGCTCACCAAAGCCCGCAGCTCGGTTTCTGCCCGGGTAGAGCCCAGGGCCAGCACGGCGCGTGCGGCGGGGGTCAGGTCGGTGGAGGGAGCCGGGCGCTCCAGGGTCGTCGTGGTGTCGATCATTGCGGGATCCTCAGAAGAGGGAAAGGGGGAGTTCGGTGGTGGTTGCGGCCTGCGCAGCGACAAGCTCGGGCTGTTCGGTCGGGGCGCCGTGCCGGATCGCCGGCGGGAGCCCCAGGGAAATCAGTTCGTCCTGAAGTGGGGGCGCACGGAAGATGGCTTCGAGCCCGTCAACGCGGCGCATGAACCGCCACAACTGCTCTTCCATTTGCTCCAGCTCGTCGTCGTCACGCCAGATCCGCCAAGACCAGAAATGCTTGTTGACGGACTCCATACTGGGGATCCAGACAATCAGGTCCAGCCAAGCCCGGTTGGTGAGCCAAAGCCCGCCCTTGCACTGCGGCTTGAACTGACCCATGGCCCATTCGCGCTTGTCGGGGGCACACAAGAACTCAGCGATCCGGCGGGCGCTTGCAAGGCTTTTGACTTCAACAAGGCCAAGGCCGTGCCTGTCTTCGGCCTCGCCGTCGGTGGAGTACCCGAATTTGCGGTCGTCGGTCAGGATCAGGCCGGCGTCATCAGTCGCAATGCCTGTGCGCTCCAGGTACTCGATCTTGGCCATGGGCTCCTGCTCATGGCCAAAGCTCGTCCACTCGTTGTCCAGCAGCGCGCGGTAGGGTTTGCCGGAGATCCGCTCGCACGCCAGGATGGCCGCCAGTTCTTCCGAGGATGCCGTAGCGTCTCCACGGGTCCGCCCAGCAGACCCCCTGGAAGTGGTCCCGATGGCCTGGGCAAACAGGGAGGCAGTCAGCACGCCGCACCGCGCCTGGTGCCACTCCGGCGACCCCTGCGGGGAGGGGTCTCGGATCACGCCGCGGCCTCCTGCAGTACGGCCAGGCAGGCGTGGTAGGTCGGCAGGAACTTCTGGCGAACGGACGACGGGATGCCGTTCATCACGCGGGCCAATGCCTGCGGGTTGCGGCAGGCCTCAAGGTTGCGCTTGTAGTCAACAGCCTCTTCTGCCGCACCAGCGCCCTTGGCTTGGGTGCCCGGAGTGGGAGCCGCGGTCCGCCCATCGTCGTCAGCGCCATCGCGCGGCGCCAGGCCGAAGAAACCAAGAAGTGTGTACCGGCGCAGGTAGGAGATCGTTGAGCCGCTGGCTTGGATCGTGTTCTTCGACCCCGAGTCGTCCTTCGGCGCGGAAAGGGTGGAGCCCTTCTCTTCGTGGCCGTCTGCGTGGCCCACGTAGCAGGTGCAATGCACCGTGGTTCCCTCGGTGCGCTCTTCCCACCGGTAAAACAGACCGTGCTTGGCCATCGCAGGGCGAATGGCGTCCGTGACCGACGTGAGGTCAGCGAAGTTGTAGCTCACGCGCCCGTTCTTCCCAGGGAAGTCCGCCGTCTTGTTCTTCAAGACTTCGATGGGCTCACGGCTGAAAGCGGCCATGGCGCGAGACCATGCGGCCTTCTTGGCGTCGCGGGCCATCCGCTCCGCCAGTGCGGCCAGCTGGTCGATTTGCTCGCTTGAGCAGCCGCGCTCTACGGCCTTTGCGATCAGGTCAAGGCCCGCAAAGGCGGGGGAGGCGGGTTGTGTTGCGGGCAGGCAGGGCTCCGCCTGCACCACCGAGTTGGCGGTGTTGTTCATGTTCTGACTCCTTAGCGGGAGAGGTCGGGGCTCGGGGCGGTCAGGAACGCCCAGAGACTGCGAAGAAGGGAAGGCCGGCGGTAGCTTCCGGCCAGGGTCACGGGAATCCGTGGCGCCGTCCCGGCCGCTCGGCGGCGGGACTCAGCAAGCAGCCCAGCGATATGGGCTTCCGGGTTGCGGGTGAAGACGACCACCCGGGCGGCCTGGGCCTTTGCCGCGGGGGTCACAGGATCGCCTCCAGGGGGGCGAATTCCTCACGGCCCTGGGCCTGCAGGGCGGCCAAGGGGGCGGCCGCTTGGCGGACCAGTGCAGCGATCACCTGGTCATCCAGGTGCTCGCTCATCTGCGAGCCCATGTGCCAGACGGCGAATCCATCTTCTTCCTCGGAGACCTCGAAGACAACGCCGTTGTCCTCGACCTCCACCCAGGGGTTGGCGGTCTTGGGCGCCAGTTCGGCGGCGGCAGCCTTCACTGCTCGCTCCAGGGCCTCCAGGCGGGCCGCCGCGACTTGCCCGGGGTCGTTGGAGACCCCGGCTGCCTTGCAGTGCCGGTCCGCTGCGGCGCGGCTCTTGGCGATCAGCTTTTGCGGGTTCAACTGCTCTCCTTCCTGTCGTTGGATGCGATGGAAGAAGTTTAACTCGTTTAAGTCGAAGAGTTAAACGCGTTAACATTGTTGACAAAAAAACAGGGCTATTCCGGGTGTCGATGAGTTTGACTTTCGTCCGAGGGCCGCCGATGACTCGGGGATGCTGTACCAATTGCCGTTTTTGGTAGTCCACATGCTCGCGGCGGCGGGCGTGTTGGCAAACTCGGTCTGGGAGGCGGCGCTGCCGCCATTGACCGTCATCTCACTGTCGGTTACAAGCGCCCTCCTGGCGATTTGCCAGTTAGGGAGAACCATGAGATCGGATGTCATCGCGAACCTCTCGACCCGAACGGGCCGGGAGGTTTCCGCCGGTGGGCAAGTGCCACCGGCCGACCCGCGCCCAGCGCAGACCATCACCATCCACGGCGGTCAGGTCATCATCAATGCAGAGACAGTGCATTGGTCGAAGGCCGAGGCGAGCCACGGATCAGGTGTGGCGCGCGAGGAGCGTCGAGCGGCGTGACGTGGACTAGGAGGGATGGCTACTCGCGTGGTCGTCCAGTCACCCGATCAAATTAGCAACGGCCGCGGCCGTTGCTGGGGCCTCATCCAGGGATGGATGGGGCCTTTTTACTTTGCTTTGCGCGTCAGATCGGGGAGCTTGGGCACCTCGGCCAGCATGCCGCCTTCGCCCTTTGCCCGCATCTCATCTACGAGATCCACGAAGTCCTGCCCTGTGCCCAGCCATTCCGGGTTGAGACGGAGTGCGACGCTGCGGGCGGTTTCCTCCCAGGTCTGCAGATAGCGGAAGTAGCTCTTGGGCTCAAGGCAGGCCATGACTGCTGCGCAAGTCTCCTCGCGGTCGTCCGGCTCCTCGGCCAGCATGCGCAGCAGGGCTGCAAGCTGGGCTCTTTCGACACGCGTTCGGTGCGCCACTGCTCCGGCCAACAGCGTCAAGGCCGCCCCTAGGTCTTGTTTCTGGGTGGCGCTCTGTCCGACCAAGCGCGCGTCTTCGACATCGCGCACGAACTTTGGGCCTTCGCCGATTGCGATCCAAAGGGCCGAATAGCCCGACTCGCGCGCTAGGGCAACGGCAGCGCCGAGCTTGTGCATCTCGTTGATTTCTTTGGACCCCTTCCCGAGCCACTGGGACACGAGGGATTGCGACTGTCCGGTGATCCGGAGCAGGTCGGAGCGGGTCCACTTTTTTGCGGCCATGACCTCTTCCAGCCGCTCGCGAAGTGAACTCATTTCACGGATTAGAACAGCGGGGCAGTTAAGCGGGCTTGTCTGCATAGAGTTAAACGCGTTAACATCCAGGGCATGAAAAAAGCGCAAGCAATCCATCTCCTGGGTGGGTCCGTGAAGAAGGTCGCCGCGCTGACTGGCCTCACACCATCGGCTGTTAGCCAGTGGCCTGAAGAGTTGCACTCAATCGCTGCCGACAGGGTCGTGGCGGCCTGGGCCCGAATGCACTTCGGGGCGGAACTCGCTCGGGCATGCAGCGGCTCCACCAAGCTGGCCACCCGTCAGCCGGCAGTGTTGAGCCGGGTCAGTGTCCAACAAAAAACCAGCAGTTAAGGGGTTGCCATGTCCCGAGATCCTTGGTGGCCCCGGTGGCTGTCGGTCCTGATCGTCCCGCTCCTTGTGGTCGTTGCCCTGTTCGCCATTGCTGTGGATCCGGACTGGGGGACTGACGGGGGTGAGTCGTGACGCGTCATGGAACTGCTTCCAGCGCCGCGCAATGGCCCGCCGCGCGGCCCGTGTCACACCGGGTCACCGCGGTTGATGCGCTCCATGACGCGCACCAACAGGCGGATAAGCGCCCGACGCGCCCACAGGGCTTCGTCTTCAGTGATGACCACGGGGACCGGGATTCGCGGGGTCGAGTGCTTTCTGTTCATGGGGCCGGACTGTCGCCCTGTGTCGGGGATCGGTCTATTCCAGCAGGGCAGGGGGTGCTGCAATGAGCAGGGCAGCGCTTGAGCGCGCGTTGTATGACCTGGTGCACAACTCCCCAGGAGTGAGCGCCCAAGACATCGCCGATTGGCTCGGGAAGCCGCGGGACACCCTCTACAAAGAGGTTGACCCGAGGAACCGCATGGCCAAGGCCGGCGCCGTGGATGTGGTGACTGCCACTCAGTACACGGCCAACTGGGTGTTTCTCAATGCGTTCGCGGCCGAAGTCGGGGCGGTTGTCGTCCCTATGCCCGGCGGAGCGGCTGCAGGAACTGGCCACGCTCACATCGCGGAGCTGGCCAAACAGTTCGCCGAACTGGTGGCCAAGGTGAGCTCGTCTCTGGCAGATGACGACATCACCGAGAACGAGCTGCACGACTGCCAGCGCGAGGCTGGCGAGTTGATCGCTGCCGTTCAGGCCGCACTCGCATTCATCCAGGCGATGCGGGCCAGGAAGGCGGATTCACTGGAGCGGCGCGCCTACGCGCTGCGCGAGTTGAGCTGAGGGTGTGATGAGCGGCAGTCGCGTTGACAGAGGTTCCCGTGATGCCGCCGCGTCTTGCGTGGGCAAGGTTGCCCATCGCTACCTCGGGAGAGCCGAGAGGGCTGCCAAGCGGGCCCGAAGAAATCGAGAGCGCAGCGACGGTCGGGCGTCTCCGTACCTCTGTCGTTGCTGCGGGCTATTCCACGTTGGGACTGGCATCCGTCAGTCGAAGAAGGGATTCCGATGATTGAAGAGAAGGGCCCGGCACTGCGCCGGGAGGGCTCCGCTGTGCGCGGGTCTTACGTACCGACCCACGGCAAAGCGCTGATTCCCCAGGACAAGGGCGTGACTGTGTGGTGCCTGGACTGCAACCGTTACCGCCCGATTGGCCTCTGCCGCAAGCGCAAAGGACTCCAGGGCGTCTATCGCTGTGGGGACTGCGCAGCGGCACGGCAGTCGCTCAAGCCGCCCGCCGTCATGACCGCCAAGAACAAGGGGGACTGACCCATGGCCAGCATCAACAAAGTCATCCTCATCGGCAACCTGGGGCGCGACCCCGAGGTCCGCTACACCCCCAGCGGTTCGGCGGTGTGCAACCTGCGCCTGGCCACCACCCGCAACTGGAAGAGTCGCGACAGCGGCGAGCGCGTGGAAGAAACCGAGTGGCACTCCGTCGTGCTCTATGACCGCCTGGCCGAAGTGGCCGGCGAGTACCTGCGCAAGGGCCGCCCGGCCTACATCGAGGGCCGCCTGAAGACCCGCAAGTGGCAGGACAAGGACGGCAAAGACCACTACACCACCGAGATCGTGGCCGAGCAGTTGCAGCTGCTGGGCGGCCGAGAAAGTGAAGAGCCTGAGGGTGAGCCTCGTAGCCAACAAAGGGCCACCCGCCGGCCGGCTGGGTCGCCTGAGGACCGTGGCGGCGGCCGGACGCATGGCGAACGGATGGCAGAGCGCCGTCCCGTGGCGCCTGCGCCCGCACCCAGGGGCCCGGCCAAGTCCGGCTCCAGTTTCGAGGACATGGATGATGACATCCCCTTCTGAGGTGAAGGCATGAAGAAGATCAACGCACTGGTCAACATCCTCGCCTGCGTCTACGCTGGGTCTAAAGCCGGCGGCTTGTCTGGGCTGGACGTTTCCGAGCAGATTGGGGGAGCGTGCATCCAGCACCTGCAGCGGATCCTGGTCCGGTTCCACGCAGATGGCTTGATCTCCATCCACGGGTGGACCCGACGCAAGGGGCGCGGGCCCTACAGCCCGGTGTGGGGCGCGCCAATCCCAGAGGATGTGGCTTACCCCGGTGAAGTTGAGCCAGACTTTCTGCGCAGCAAAGCTGCGGCGGTGGTATGGCCTGACCTGATCGCGTTTGGCGCTCTCGTGAAGCGCCTGCGGGCAGGTCCAGCAAGCGTTGCCGACCTGCACCATGCGTGCGGCCTTACGCCCGCTGCGATTCGAAGCAACCTCAACCGGATGAAAGGGCTTCGGCTCGCATCCGTGGTCGAGTGGGTTCGCCGCGAAGGCTGGGGCGGGTCTCCAACGCCGCTTTGGGGCATGGGTGTGCACAACGTTGAGCGCCCGATTGCCTACACCAATGCTGAGCGATGCGCCCGCTACCACGTGCGTACCAAGCTCAAGGCCAATCCCCGGAGCGCGATCCGCGCAACCTGGGAGGACGCTCTGGCGGCGCTTCGGCAGGCCAAGTCCCAAATGACGAGCCCCGGCCTCGCTGAGGTGCTCGGGGTGGATCCTGACCTCATTCCCAACCTGGTGGAGCCGGGATTGCGCAACGGCAAGATTGCCCAGCTCCGCGGCACTGAGGGCCAACTGGTGTTCAGCGCCCCAGAAATTCCCGTATTCAGCAAGGTGGGCGTCAGGCGGAAGGCGGTCGCCAGGGGCGTCACGGTTGTTTCCGGCGACGACGTGCCATTGTCTCGCTCTGTAGTCCCGCATGCCAGCGTACCGCGTAGCGTTTGGGAGTTGGCTGGAGGGCTCGCCAATGCATGACGCGCCCGAAATGTCTCCCTACCGCAAGGTTTCGGTGCAGACCTGGTCTGACCGCAAATTCAACGCGTTGAGCCCGCTGCACGCCAGCGGGCAGGCCCTGTGGATGGTCCTGCTGATGGGGCCGCAGACGACCAACATTCCCGGCCTGCAGCCCGTCGGGCGGGCGGGCCTGTCCGAGATGCTCGGGTGGGAAATCGAAGACTTTGACAAAGCCTTCGCTGAAGTCTCTAAGCAAGGCATGGCGCTGGCCGACTGGAAAGCCCGCCTCATCTGGGTGCCGAAGGCTATCGTCTACAACCACCCCCAGAGCCCCAACGTCGTCAAGAGCTGGGCGGCGACGTGGTCGCGCATTCCTGAGTGCCCGCTGAAAGAGGAGGCCTGGAAGGTGCTTCGCGCTGCCCTGCGCGAGTTGGGCCCATCCTACGAGCGAGCATTCGTAACCTCCTGCTATTGCTCGGCTTTTGATGGTGTCGTGCCCGGGGAAAGGCCGGATCACCCACCAGTTCAGCCGCCGCGCGGAAAGACACCCGGAAAGGCTTTCTCCAAGCCTAAGAAAAAGACTACCGGGAATCAGGAGCAGGAGCAGGAGCAGAAACAGGAGCAGGAAGAGAAAGGTATTAGTTGTTTGCCGGGCGAATCGGCCGATTCGGCGCAAGAGGGCGCAGATTCGAGCCGCGATGTCACGGCCCCCGGCGCTGCCGCGCCGGCAACAACTGAGTTTTCCGAGGACGTGCCCGTCAACGGCGATGGCTATGATGCCGACCCAGACGCTACCGGACCTGAGGCGGCAGGGCCCGGCAAGGCGTCGGCACGTGGGGCCCGCCTCCCGGGGGACTGGTCGCTCCCGAAGGCTTGGGGCTTGTGGGCGCTGGCTGAGTTTTCGCAGTGGGATGAGGCCAAGGTCCGGCTGGAGGCGCAGAAGTTCCGGGATCACTGGTGTGCCAAGACCGGCAAGGATGCGACCAAGGCGGACTGGCTGGCCACTTGGCGCAACTGGTGCCGGAGCCCCATGGCCCATCAGGCTCCGCGGGCCGCCGGGTTTCAGCCCTCACAGGGAGAATCGCCGGAGAAGGCTGAGGCCCGGCGTGAAGCCGGGCGGGCGGTGTTGGCTGAGATCGAGCGCCGGCATCGTGAGGCAGTGCCGCCTCCTGCCTCGCTTCGTGAGCGACTCCGACGGAGTCCTGAGCCGAACGAAGAGGAGGCTGGAGCATGAGCGCCCCTCGTTCGGAGTGGACTGCGCGGGCTAGGGACTGGGGGCTGAAAGATCGCCGCTGGTTCCGGGTCTCCGATGTGCTCGCCGCAATCGGTGAGCCATCCAGCGAATCGGCGCCCAGTCGACTCCTGCGCAATGCAGTGGGGACTGGCTGGTTCGAGGCCCGAGAGGCGCGGATCGGGGACCGGATGTACCTGGAGTACAGGGCTATCCCAGACGGCGCTTCGCGGTGGACTGTGGCCGACACGATCAACAGCATCTGGGCGTTGGCGTCCCGATATGCCGGGGCCATGTTTACGGGCCCCACTGCGGGAGAGCAACTCCACCTGATCGCCCCAGCGGACGGCAAACCACCGACCCGGACGACAAGGCGCGCGGCTGGGGTATCAGGGCGCAAGGAGGCGGCAAATCAGCTTACCTTCCAGTGGCATGACCAAGCCTAAGCAGACGATCCCCGGCGTTCTGCGGTGCGCGCTCTGTGGGCGCGGACTGCTGACACCTCTCCCGAACGGTGTTCCCGTCGGCCGGCACTGCGCCAAGCGTGCAGGTATCCCGGTGGGCAAGGGTCGCGTGCCGGTGCGCAAGCGCTCCTCGCGTCGGGCGGGCGAGTCTCAAAGGTCTCAGGTCTGCCGGCGTCAAGGAGCCGGCCAAGACGCTCCGGTTCGGGACGAATCCCAGCGGGACTGGGTGGATGAGTTTGTGGCTGGCCAGGCGGCCATGATTTGAAGGACCCAACAATGCAACAACTCGTTGAGGCCGGGGGCATGTCCGGCATCGCGCCTGTGACCATGACCAGCCGTGAGATCGCGGAGTTGACAGGGAAAGAGCACAAGCACATCTTGCGTGACGCACGGGTCATGCTGAGCGAGCTGGGGCTGGCGGAGCAGGGGTATGCCCAGAACTGGACCGACCCCCAGAACGGCCAGAGCTACCCGATGCTGGCGCTACCCAAGGATTTGACGATCACCCTGGTGGCTGGCTACTCGGTCCTGATGCGTCATCGGATCGTGGCGCGCTGGCAGGAGTTGGAAAGCGGAGTGGCGCTGATCCCACGCTCGCTATCTGCGGCGCTGCGCCTGGCCGCCGACCAGGCCGAGCAGATCGAGCGCCAGCAGAGGGCGCTTCAGCTTGCCGCGCCAAAGGTTGAGTTTGCAGACCGGTATGCGACCGCATCCACTGGGTCGCAGGGCTTCCGCCAGGTGGCCAAGTTGCTGGGCGCCAAGGAAGGCGAGTTTCGTGATTGGCTGCTGGATCGACGGGTGATGTACCGCCTGGGCGGTGATTTGACGGCCTATGCCGAACACATCGGCGCCGGCCGGTTTGAGGTTCGCACTGGCGCGAAGCACGGGCATGCCTACACCCGGGCCCGATTCACCCCGAAGGGCGTGGAGTGGGTGGCCGGGGAGTGGGCCAAGCACCAGGCGCGCAAGGCAATAAAGGAGGCTGCATGAGGGACGTTGAACATGCCATGCAGGCGGCCTTTGTCCGCTGGACCTCCGTCTGCCGGATCCCGGAGATTGAGCTGTCTCACGCGGTGCCCAACGGTGGCCAGCGGAGCAAGGCGACGGCCGGAAGGCTCAAGGCTGAGGGGGTCAAGCCGGGCGTGCCGGACTGGCAGTGGCCTGTGGCGCGCGGCGGTTACATCGGCTTGGCCATTGAGTTCAAGAGCCCTGGAGAGGGCCCGACCAAAGAGCAGCGCGACCGTATCAACGCTCTGCAGATGGCCGGCTGGCTGGCCGTGCTCTGCTGGGATTGGGAGGCCGCCTCTCGAGTGGTCAAAGGCTACGCGGGGATGATCAAACTGGAGTTCTCTTGATGGAATACCGAGATTTGGCCAGCCGCCTTCGCGGCATGCATGCGGCTGCGGTCCCGGCGGGATTCCAGGGCGTGCTGCGTGTTCTTGCGACGCCCGAGCGGATGGCGGACCTGCTGGTCGCTGCCGATGCGCTGGAAGCCCAGGCCGCGCACCCCAAGCCCCTGGACGATCCGCGGCTGCAAGAGCTGTTCATGTCCGCGATCACCGGGGCACTGGCTTTCGGCTCCCAAGACACCAATCCGCCGCCTGTCGGGCACTGGCTGAAGCCAGCGTGGGACATTGGGCGCGTGGAAGCCGTGATGCGAGAGCAAGAGGTCACCCGTCGCATCCAGGCTCAGCAAGAGCGCATCGCCGCCGTGGAGGCGCGGGACTGTGCCGGCATCGAGCTGCGGCGGGAGTTCCGGGGTCAGCTGCGCGAGGCGGCGCGGGAAGAGCTGGAGAAGATCGGGCCGTTCGGTCCCGTGTACGGCGAGCGCTCTCAGGAAGCCGTTGCCGGCGTGCTGAAGCGCCTGGGGGTGGAGCTGTGAGCATCGAACTCCCCACCCTGGCCGAAAAGATCGCCGACGCCCGCCGCACGCTGGCTGAATACGATGCCCGCATCGCCAAGGACGCCACCGCACTGGCCGAAGCCGAGTGCGTGGTGAGGGAGCGCCGCAAGGATCTGGCGGACAGGAAGAGGATAGCGGCGCCCCTGCGCAAGGCGCTGGACGATTGGGACCGGCAGTATGCGGACAAGAGCCGGGGGGTTGATCCATGACGAAGGCTGCGAAACCGACCAAGCCTCTTGGAACGATCTGGATCCTGAAGCTCTACGACTTTGCGCCGGCGCAAGCGATGGAGATACCGGTCTTGAGCCTGTCTAAGCAGTACATCGTCGCCAAGTCCCCCGCGGGGATCGCCGCATGGCGGCCAGATCTTGGGCGGGATGTTGCAGTCCCATCGAAGGGGATTCGCTACCCGCTCGGGCTCATGGCATGGGCGACACGCGAGGATTTGGTGCGCAGCGTGGAGGCCGAGATGCTCCTGCGCCGGCTGTCTGCGTCCATCAACGCCGGGCTCGCTCGCAAGGATCTGGAGCCTGCGCACGTCCGCCAGTGCTTTGCGTGGCTCGGGATTGAAATTCCAGAGGTTCTCAAGTGAGCGACGACAAATGACCGCGCGACCCTGCCGCTGCGGCCCAGAAGGCTGCACAGACTCCCGCTGCCCGGGTCGTGTGTCCCGCCGGCCCGTCGGCCAAGTGGCACCCGTTCCGGGCCAGTGCCTGCGATGCGACCGGGGGCCGGTCGACTGCCTTGTGCCGCTGGGGGGGTTGCGCGTTGTGTGGGTCCAAGATGGCCGTCCGCTGGTTCGGTGCACAGAGTTCAAGTCCCACCCGATTCCAGAGAGCGTGTTTCCGTGATGGCCTTCAGTTTCCTGGATATCTGGGTCTCCGTCACCGGGCTGAGTGCGCTGGCGGGCTCCCTACTTGGCGGCCCCAGGAGCCGGCGCATTGCCCCGTTCCTGGGGTTGGCTGGCCAGCCTGCGTGGCTTTTGATCGCCTGGACCGGTGGGCATTCGGGCATGGCCTTGGTAAGTGGCGCCTACACCCTGGTATGGGGGGCCGCATGCTGGCGAGCGCTGAAGCCAACCCCCACTCATGCAATTCACACCCAGAACGAAGGACGGCGCCAGAACCGCAGCCAAGCGTGTTGAGGCCGTCGCCCAGCAAATGCTGCAGCGCGGAGGCCGGCCCTTGATCTCCGTCGAGGAGTCCCCAGCAGGGTGGAGCCTGCCGGCCCTGCGGTACTACTGGGGCGTGATCCTGGCTCAGATCTCGGAGCAGGCCCGCGTGTCTGGCGCGCGTTACACGCCCGAAGCGTGGCACATCCACTTTGCCGAGGTGTTCTTGGGATGGGAGTTCCAGACGGTGGCCGGCGGCAAGGTGCGGCGCACCCGACGTAGCACGGCCAAGCTGACCAGCTCAGAGCGCGCGGACTACCTGCTGCAAGTCCAGGCCTACGCCGTCACGGACCTGGGTGTCGTGTTCGATGATGACGAGGAAGGATTCCCGGATGAAGAGAACGGCCCTGCAGCGCAAGACGCCACTGAGGGCGAAGCCTGCTGCGATGGCTGCGGCGCGGATTCGGAAGGTTCCCACGCCGCTTTCGAGTCCAGCGTTGATGACTGCCCGGGCCAGGATGGCGACGGCTCATGATCTCCAAGATGCCGCATCGCCGGACCCCAAGCGGATAGCCGTGAGGCACGAAGGCTACCGGCGCCTGGTGGCCGCTATGCCGTGCAAGCGCTGCGGTGTCCATGGGTACAGCCAGGCCGCGCACCCGAACACCGGAAAAGGGGCGGGCATGAAGGCGGACGACAACCTCTGCTTTCCCTTGTGCACGGTGCACCCCGGCCTCGGTGGCGCACTGGTGGTCGGCTGTCACGGCCTGTTTGATCAGCACGCTCTCTACTCCAGGCAGGAGCGCCGGGCACTTGAGGTCACATGGGGCATTGAGACGGCGCTGGAAATCCTCGCCTCTGGCGCATGGCCGGCTGGGCTCCCATGGCCAGATGGCTACCCTCGCGAGACGATTGCTTTGTTGAGCGCACCGACAACGGCCTCGGCAAACGCCCGCTGATGGCTCCTGATTGCATTGACCTCGCCTGAGTTCGTCGTCATCGCCACCGTGTACCAGGTCTTCTGCAGCCGCCAGATCACCGCAGCCAGCAGCACGAACAGGACGGTCATTTCAAGGTGAGGCGCGTACAGGCCGGGCAGGCCCAGAGCGCCCACAGCGATGGGGGGCACACGGTTCGGCTTGACGACGCTCACCCTGACAGAGGTGATGTTCGCCATCGCGTAGGTTTGGCCGTCCACAACCAGCCGGGCGTTCGTCACCATCACGCCGTTGTGCTCGAAAAACTTCAACTCGCTCATGCTGCGCCGCTCTTGTCCGGTAACCGCTGAACTTTAGCCTTAATACCCCAGGCAAGATTTCCAAATAATCCGCGCCCATCAACCACGTTGGGCCCGAAAAATGCAGCCTGATCACCCCATTGACGCTGGCATGCAGAACAAGGCTCGCCGCCTGGCGTCCGAGCAACAGATGCGAGAGCTCACCAAGCTCGTCGGAGAGCGCCTGGTCGCAGCTCGCGAGATCGCCGGAATGCAGCAGATCGAAGCAGCCACAGCCGTAGGCTACAAGACCGCTGTCCAGCTCTGCATTGCAGAGTCCGGCTCGCGCCTTCTCGGGGCGGACAAGATGGTGAAGCTCGCTCGCCTGTACGGCACCACGCTGGACTACCTTTTCGGCCTCGCCGAAGACTCCGACAAGGACCCCGCAGCAAGCGCCCAGCGCCAGATCGCCTCCTATGTCACCTCCCAGCTGGGCGAACTGGCGAAGGCCATGGTCTCAACCAACGTCGCTGCAGTCCGGACGATGGGCGTGGACATCGCTGAGACCATGCGCCTGAGCGCCGCCACCCTGGAACTTGATCGGGCCATCGCCACGATGCGCCGCCTCAACCCAGACCTTGACGACCAGGCCAAGGGTCTCGCGACCGTCATCCTCAAGAGTGAGGCGGCCTCAGAACTGGCCAGGGTCATCGTCGCTCGCCGTGATCGAGCGCACCGCGCCCTGGCCCACCGCACCAGCCGCGCAGCTCCCGACCTGCTGTCCGGCCTGACCGCTGCCGCAGCGAGCCTGCTCGTCACCCATAAGGAGCCGCAATGAGCGCAAGTAAGCCAACCGACAAGGCTTCCTCCAAGCCTTTCGACAAGCCATCGCCCAAGACCAAATCCAAACCTACCGACAAGCCACCGAGCAAGACCAAAGGCAAGAAACAGCGAAAGCCTTTGCGCAAGCCCCCATCGGTCGAACTGCCTTCCGCCATTGACGCGAGCGGGGAAAGGCTTCCTGTCGGGCTTGAGCCCGGATGGGATGCTGCCCTGTCCGGATCGAAGTTCGCCCGCTGGAGAACCTTCATCCTTCACTACCTCGTCGACCGCAATGGCCTGCAGTCCGCGATCAAGGCCGGGTTCAGTCCGAATGGGGCCAGCGTCACCGCATTCCGCTTGCTATCGGACCCTAAGGTCAAGGCGGTAATCCAGGCCCACGAGGCGGCCCTGGCCAAGCATTTGGGGATTTCGATTGAAGAGTACGCCCGGGAAACCATGGCGATGGCTACGGCGGACCCCCAGGAGTTGATGCAAATGCGGCGGGTCTGCTGTCGCTACTGCCATTCGCCGGACCCTACCAAGCCGCTGATGAAGCCCAGCGAGGTCACGGCGGCCCGGCAGGAGCATGAGGCCCGGCGGGCTGAACTGCTGGCCAAGTCCGGCAAGGATGTGATGCCGGAGTTTGAGGAGCCGGTCGCTTGGTACAACCCCAAGCAGGACCCGAATCCGGAGTGTCTGGAGTGCCGAGGGGAAGGGGAGGTGCAGCCGTTCTTTGCTGATACCCGGGCGCTCAAAGGGTCGGCCCGTAAGCTCTTCCGTGGGCTGCGTGTCGGTAAAGATGGGCTGGAGATGAAGACCGCAGATCAAGATGCCCACTGGGCCAACATGGGTCGGATCATCGGCGCGTTCAAGGATCGGGACCAAGAACCTGATGCCACTGATGTGGCCTCTGCTGCAGCGTTGGGGGCCACCTTCGGCGCCGCAATGGCCAAGTCCAGAGAGACCGCCGAACAGGTTCGGTCTCGTCGCGCGGCGTCCGGGATGGATGGCGATTGATGGCGAAGCGCGCACGACGGCCGTTTGTGCCGAGCAAGCCGAGCCCCCTGCAGCGCCTAGTGGCTCAGGCGACGGCGATGAACGCAAAGGCGCGGATTGAATCAGTCCGGACGAAGCTCTTGGAGCAGTCCCCGGACGATGAGTTGGTGCCTGATAGCAAGCGCCTGGAGGTGGTCGGGGTCATGGCAGCAAGTCTCGCCCGAGCCCGGGCGGGGTGCGCCGCGGTGGAAGACTGGCGTGTTTTGGCTGACCTGGTGCAGCACATCCGCACCATGGAACAGGCCGGGAATCTCCAGCGGGCAGAGACGGACGAGCACATGACTCGCGCCTTTCGCTGCCTTGCGCTGGCGTCGGAGTCGTGCCGAACTGGTGGAGGCTTGACGTTCGACTCCTGCGGCCTTGAGGCGCTGGAGGACCTACTTGCGGTCTATGACCAGTCCCTTGCGTTCCTGAGCCAGCGTGAGGCCCTGGAGATTGGCTTTGCGACCGCGGCAAGAGTGGCCCGGGAGTCTGCGAGCCTGGATGACACGTCGAGCGCCCTCTGACTGCTCTGGGGTATCGGCGCGGGGTTGGCGCCAGTCTCGCCGGAGACTGAGGCCCTGTTTCTTTCAGGAGTCAGTCATGAGTTTCAAAGTCGGCGATTCGGTCTCTTGGTCCAGCCAGGCCCAGGGCAGCACGAAGCAAAAGTTTGGCGAGGTGGTGGCAGTGGTCCCCGTCCGAGGAGCCATCCCCGATGGGTTCCAGATCACCGGCGCCGGCTCGCCCCGGGACCACGAGAGCTACATCGTCGCCGTGAAGTCCGGCAAGACCGACAAGGCCAAGCTCAAGCTGTACTGGCCCCGTGTGAACGCCCTGTGCCGGGTGGCGAAGCGGGGCAAGGTCGCCAAGGCGTGACTGCGCAAGACGCCGCCAACCGCGGCGCCGCGGCTCTGTACATGTTCGCCCTGGTGGCCGTCTGCGCGGCCGTGGGGCTACTGGTGGGGTGTCAATGATGACGTTTGACGATTGGCTGAGAGAGACCCAGCCGGCGGGCTGTGTGGGCGACATGAAGCGGGGGTGGTACGCGGCTTTGGTATCCCTGGCTGCGCAGCCGGTGGTGAAGCAAGATGAGCGCTGGCCCGGTGACGACAACATCGCAAGCCCGTTCAACGGCTGCCAGCATCGGGGCTACTGCCTTGACCTCAAGGCCAATGCGCGGCGGTATTTGTTCATCCGTCAAAACCAGACTGCCAGTCGAGCCGAGGATGAAGAGTTCGATCTTGGCGGCTTCTCGTCCATCCTTGTTGGCGAGGGTAACGGGCGCGCGTCAGCACCTTTTCCCGAAGAACTGGACGTTGCCATTGACGCTGCGCTCGGTGTCAGCTCTCCGGCTCCGCATCCCGACAATTTGGCCGTGGACCGCTTCGCCGGGATGCTCAAGGCCAAACTGGCCAAGGCCCGCGCCAAGGGCCGAAGCGGCTGGGACGATCCGGCGTGGCCCGCCGCTGACATCAACCGCCAGTTGCATGAGCACGCGGCGAAGGGCGATCCGCTGGACGTTGCGGCCTATGCGATGTTCCTGGCGCTGCGTGGTGAGGCGACGACTGGCGCGCAGCCGGCCGCAACCCCCGGGGGATCGGCTATCGCAAAGCTAAACGGCGGCCCACCAGGGCCGTCCGTTTGAGCGACCTGTTGTGCGGCCCTAACCGAAGCGAAATGATCCACTATCACGGCACACCACTGACGCCACGAGCACAGCTCCTGAAGATGGGCGGCAAGTGCTTTTGCGTGAGCGCAGCCGAACCGCGCGACTTGGACGTGTGCCTGCGAATCGGCCAGTCTGTGATGCTGGACAACGGGGCATTCAGCGTGCACACGCGCGGCATCCCGTTCGACTTGCCCGGCTTCTACGAATGGATCGAGCCGCACCTGGCGCATCCACATTGGGCAGTTGTGCCCGACGCAATAGACGGCACCGTGGAGCAACAGCGCGCGATGGTCAAGACATGGCCGTTTAGGCGCAGCCTGGGCCTGCCTGTGTGGCACATGGGCTTGCCGGTTGACTACTTGCTGGAGCTGTGCGACGAGTGGGAGCGCGTGTGCTTTGGATCGACTGCGCAGTTCTGGCAGATCGGCACCGACGCATGGTGCCGGCGCATGGACGAGGCATTCAACGCGCTGGCCAAGCGCGGCCCGCTGCCGTGGGTTCACGGCCTGCGGATGCTTGGCCAGTCTTCTGGCCCGTGGCCGCTGGCCAGCGCTGACAGCGTGAACGTGGCGCGGAACTTCAAGGACTACGGCAAGTGCGCCGACTGTATGGCCCACCGCATTGATTCAACCAACCCGCCGACTCTGTGGACGGAGCGGCCAATTCAGGAGGCCCTGTGCTGACTTTCGCAATCGTGATCTACGCCGCCGCGATGACGCTGGCGAACCTTTCCGTCGCCACCTGGGGGCCGGCAGTCTCGCCCATCAATGCCTTCGTGCTGATCGGGATGGACCTGGCGCTGCGCGACTGGCTGCACGTTCGGCTGAAGGCGTGGCAGATGTTCGCGCTGATCGTTGCGGCCGGCGCGCTGACCTACCCGCTGAATCCGGCGGCCGGGAAGATCGCGGTCGCCAGCTCAGCCGCGTTCACGGCTGCGGCGCTGGTTGATTGGGCCACCTTCGCCCGGCTGCGCGGTTCGTGGTTGTTCCGGGCCAACGGCTCAAACGTGGCGGGCGCGGCGGTGGACTCGCTGATCTTCCCGACGCTGGCCTTTGGTGCGTTGATGCCACAAATCGTGGCGCTGCAGTTCGTGGCAAAGATCGCGGGGGGCTCGCTGTGGGCCTGGGTGCTGGCACGCACGGCGCAGCGAGTTGCCGCGTGACGCACAACGCAGAGTTCAGGGGCTGAGGCCGGCTTGCCGGATGAGGTCCCGCTGCAACGACGTGTTATGCAGCGCCTGGTGAAAAGCGCGGCACAGATGGAGTGAGCATGAAATTCGAGAAGCTGAAGCCCGGCATGACTGTCTATAGCGTTGGCCGGCACAAGATGGGCAACACCACGATGAGCACTGTTGCTGTTTGGCCCGTGCGGATCGTTGAGGTTGATTCCGAGCAGCGCCGCTGCATGGCATCCTGGAATTGCAACAAGCCGCGCTTGTTCTTTGAGCGCGACGTTTCCGGCTGGCGCGAAAAGGAGCCGATGCTTGTCAGCTCCGGCCTTGGGCGCAGGCTTGCCACGAGGGAAGAACAGAAGGCGGCGCGGGCGGCTGTTGGCGTTGCATGACAGCGCAAGAAGTGGCGGCAGTGGGACGCCATCGGCGCGCACGGTTCGCAACCGTGGGTCCGGGAGAGCTGGGGAGGTCAGGAATGAGCGCAGCTCGGGCTGAGGGGGTCGCGTGGTGAGCGGAGCCTCCGTCGTCGTGAGCGGGCTTGGCCGGTGCGGCTCAAGTCTGGCCATGCAAATGCTGTTCGCTGGCGGCATCCCGTGCGTCGGCAGTTTCCCAGACTTCGAGGAAGACCGGGCTGCCTTGCCCATGTCGCCTGAATTCCTGGGCGCCTGCGCAGGGCGTGCGGTCAAGGTCTTGGACCCGCATCGCGTCGGGCTCCCTGACGACTGCCGCGTGATCTGGCTGGACCGGGATGTGCGGGAGCAAGCGAAGTCCACGGCCAAGTTCCTGTGCTTGATGACGGGGACTGTGATTGACCGGGAAGGCCGGCGCAAGCTCGAGCGGAGCCTCCCGGAAGAGCGGCGCAAGGCCATGCGTGTGATTGGCGGCCGGCCAGTGCTGGTGCTCAGCTTTGAAAGGCTGCTGGCATCGCCTACGGAATCGGCCAGGGCCATCGGGGCATTCATCGGGTCCCCCGTGTTTGATGCCGAGCGCGCGGCTTCCGTGGTTCTTCCGAGGGCTGCGCGATGCCGGCAGGGTATGGACATGGAGCGTGCACTCTTGCGGGGCGGCTCCTTCAAGGAGGTGTGAACATGGACATGAATTCCTTTCTCCCCACTTGGCTGGCCCTGGCCATCGGGCATGGCCTTTCCCTCGGGCTTGGCTTGCTGCTCATGGCCTTCGTGCTCCAGCAGGGGGTGAATGCCGTCTGGCGGGCGACCCGCCGGGCCTACTCGCTGGCCGTGCTGCGGCAGGCGCTCAAGGAGTGTGAGGGCCGCATGCCGATGATGAGCGAGGACGACAAGTGACCGCCGACCTGAAGGCCCTGGCCGACAACCTGGAGGCCTTCAATCGGTGGCGCCGCGGCGAAGGCGCAGAACAGCCGGACCCGAAGGCCGTCGGCCAGTGGGTCGACCAGGCGGTGGCGTTTCTTCGGGCAGCCGCCTTACCCAGCGTCAGAGCCATCGAGAGCGCGCCTCGGGATGGTCGGTCCGTCCTGGTTGCGCACGACGGGCAGTGGGTGGCCGCAGTCTGGCTGCGCGCGCCTGGGCTGTGGGAGGGTTGGGCCTTTGAGGACGAGATCATGAGGGACGCCCTTCCGCAAGGGCCGTCTCCGGCGGTCTGGCTTGATGCTCCCCAGGCCGTTGATGCACTGATTATGTGAATAATCTGTATGTGCAAATCGTCTGCTTTTTGAATAGATAGCCAACCGGAAACGCCGGCAAATCCGGTAAGTCCGCACCAAAGCGAGCTTTTCCGCCGGCACATTTGGCGCCGTGGCGAAGAAAGACCTACTCCGAGACCGGCGCTATCGGCCGTTCATTGAGCGCTATCACGCGGACCCGCTGGCTTTTGCGGTGGAGGTCTGCGGCATGGTCCCGTCTGAGGATCAGACAGATCTTCTGCAGTCCATGGTGGACCCAGCGGTGAAGGTCTCCGTGGTGTCCGGCACAGGCACCGGCAAGACCGCGTGCTTCGCGGTCATCGCCCTCTGGAGTCTGTTATGCCACCCCTACGCCTACTACGACGGCAAGGTGGAGGTGGGGTCCAACACCTACATCGGCGCACCTCGCATCCAGCAAGTTGCCGACGGTGTCTGGAAGGAGCTGGGCGACCGGCGAATGGCCATCGCTCAGGGGCCGCACGCCTGGATCAACGCCTACTACACCATCAGCAAGACCCGGGTCCGGGTCAACGGATACGCGGATCAGTGGTTCATCGGGCAGGTGGCCATGCAGGCGGGCCAGGCCGTCGGCATTGCCGGCAAGCACCGGTACTGGCAGCTCATCATCGTGGACGAGGCCGCGGGTGTGCCAGACGAGCACTTCGACGTGATCGACGGCACCCAAACCCAGGCGGGCAACCGGACGCTGATGGCGTCCCAAGGCGTCCGCAGCGCCGGGCGCTTCTACGACTCGCACCACGAATTGAGCCGGGAGGCCGGAGGAACATGGTTGCCTCTCCGGTTCTCGTCCGAGCGCTCGCCCTTCGTCACTGACCAGTGGCTCAAAGATCGCGCATTCGAGTGCGGCGGGCGCGACACTGTCGAGTACAAGGTCCGGGTTCGCGGGCTGTTTGCTTCGGACACCAGCAACATCCTCCTCACTCGCGAGGAGGTTCAGACCATCCTGGCAGGTCGCAAGATCATCGGCGAAGACGAGCCGTATGGTGTGGTCCTTCTGGTGGATGTGGCGGCCGGCGAGTACCGAGACGACAGCGTCCTGGTGATGGCCAAGATCATCGGCAGCGAGGACCAAGGCCAGGATGCCCGTCGAGTGGAGTTCTTCGCGTTCCCGGTAGTCAGCAACACCCGGGATGAAGTGGACCTAAGCGGCGACATCGTGGAGATCTTGCGCGGCGCCAGCGACATCCTCGCCTACACCGATGCGGGCGGTATCGGGCATTCGGTGATCAAACTGGTCGAGCGCTCAGGATTCAGCGTGACCCGCATCAACTGGGGAGAGCCTTGCTTTCGCAAGGAGTTCCGGGATCGATACTACAACCAAAGAGCTTGCGCGCAAGTTCGGTTCCGGGATGCGGTCAGGCAAGGGCGGGTCAGCGTCACTGCGGCCCTGCCGCCGGTGCACCGCAACAAGATCACCAAGCAGGGCTCAAACCTGCCGTACCACTTTGTCGAGCACGGCGGCCTGAAGTACAAGATGGCCTCGAAAGAGGACATGGCCCGAGACGGGATCAAGAGCCCGGACATGATCGACGTCATGTCGTTCGCCTTCCTCGAAAAGGTCGTCTACATCCCCCGCGAGCCGGCGGCTCGCTTGTCGCCATCTCCCGCCGCGCCAGTGATTGGTGCATCACTCACGACGGATCCTGCTGCGGACGTGATGGCTCACCTGGCGGAGCTGGTCGGAGCATGATCAGGGCAGTCGTGACTGATGCGGCAGCCGCAGCGGCTTGCGCCGGGGCGGTAGTCCTTTGCGCTGTGCACACCGCTGCAAGCCTGTCGCTGGCCTTGCCCACTCTGGTCCTGGCGGTCGCGCTGAACCGGTATGTCGAGCGGCTGCACGCCAGTGTCTCCCTGCTCAGACGATCCATAGCTGCCGAGGAGGAGGAGCGGAGGGGTCGGTAAGTTGGCGGCAGGTCGTCCCCAGCGGGGGCCGACCATCTCGTCATGTTTGATTCGCCCGCATCGCCCGCACGGACTGCCGCAATGGTGGCCCATTGGGTCAGCACCCCAGCCTGGGGCTACCTCGGTAGCCCCTACGGCTTCGACGCGCCGGCCTTGCTCATGCGCCCATTGGCCTCGGGTGCCGGGACAGTCATGGAGCAAAAGCTGCGGGAGGACGTGCCCATTGTCGGGATGATGCCCGCGGCCGCGGTTCAGATCCTGGGTGAGTCGACAGGCCCCGACAACCTGGCCTTGACCCTCCAGGTCAGTGCGGCAGAGGTGCAGGCCTACATCGACGCTGGGGGCTCCGTCCGTGTATCTCAAGGCTGACTTTGATGCGGCCATCGCCGCAGCTGCTGCCAACTATCCGGCTGCCAAAGCTGCGCTGGCGGCCAAAGACCCCACCTTCCTGGCTTCGCTGGACGCCATGGCGGCCATGCTGGCCATGATCTCTGCTCAGGTGTCCATCGCGGAGACCGAGTGGGCGACGAAGGCCCGTGACGGGACAGTGCTGGCTGACGCCGCCCTGCGGGGCGTCCTGCCACTGGCCAAGCCGGCTCGGGTCGAGATCATCGCCACCAACTCGGGGCCATCGGCCGTGACCCTGGCCACCGGCCGCGGGTTCTCGGATCCCAAGGGTCGGACCTACGCGCTTGAGGGGGGCGCCACTGTTGCCCAGGGCGGCACTGTGCAACTGACCCTCCGGCAAACCACCTCGCGGACGTTCTCGCACTCGGTCTCGTCTGTCGCCCCGTTCGCGGAAGTGATCGTGCCTGAGAGCGCAGACGACGCATTCCTGGTTGGGCTGTCCATCGCCGATGCCGCCGGCAACACGTATCGGTACGTCCCTGGCTTTCACGGGGTGGAGGAGGGGGAGCGAGTCTTCGCCGTCGAAGTTGACGAGTACCGCCGGGTAGTCGTCCGGTTCGGTGCCACAGGAATCACTGGCTACAGCCCGATTCCCGGCGAGGTCTTGACCGTCACCGTCACGGAGTGCCTTGGTGCCGTTGGCGACCTTGCGGACGGCGCAGCGTTCGCGCTGGACTACCTGTCGTCCTCAGCTGATGGATACCTGGACTTCACGCTCGCCGATGTGGTCGACACCGGGGCCAACCCTCCGACCATCGCCCAACTGCGGGTGATGGCGGCGTATCCCGGTGTGCACGACGACAACCCCGTCTACCGCGGGCAATGGGACTACTACCTGCGTCGGCACCTGGGCGGGAACCTGCAGTTCCTGGCCGTCTGGAATGAGCAGGTTGAGGAACAGGCGCGGGGAGCCAGCCCCAGCAACATCAACCGACTGTTTGTGGCAGCTTCCGTGTCTGGGCAGTCCGCGGCGGCAACGAATGCCCAGGTGGCCGCGATTGTTGGGCGGGCAGATGACAGCTATCAGGTCAGCCATGTTGAGCCACGCGAGTGCCAGATCCCCGTAACGGTGACGGCAGCCGTCCCCGCCATCTTCGACCCCGCGGATGTAGAAACGCAGATCCGGTCTCTGCTGCTGCAGCACTACGGCAAGGGCACGGCCAATGCCTCCCAGGGCCTGGCCAAGGCGCCCTGGCGCCAGCGGGATGCCTATGCGCTCCTGGGGGCCAACATCGCGGCGCTGAAGGACACCGTCAGCGACTACTCCGTGTCCGTGGGGGCCTACGGCGCCGTCTTGCCCGAAGACTGGCGATATGTCGCGGATGCCAGCATCACCGTCACGGTCTCCCGCGTGTCGGATAGCTCGGGGCTTTGGACCCAATGACCGAGTTTGAGCCATCCCCCCTGACGCCCGCCCAGGAGATCCCCCCTGCGCTCGGGCCCTTGCGCGAGAGTCACGCCGCAGACGCCCGAGAGGAAGCCCTCAAGGCCATCTTCAGCGAGGTCTTCTCCGCCATGATCCGCCCGTCCCTGACCGCGGTGGAGTCTCAGGCCATCCCGCACAGAGCACACATGAGCGTGCTGAGGCAGGCGATCACGGCCGACGGCCTGGCGTTTGACCGGCCGGGGGCCGAAGAGGCGTACACCCGGCAGCTCTACCGGCAGTGGAAGGCGCGAAACCCCCGCCGTGGCCTGCACATGCTCACCCAGTACCTGCAGATGCTCTGGCCTGACATGTGGGAGTGCGCCCAGCTCTGGCACGACGCCGCCAAAGCCTACCCCTCCGGACTGGCCCTGACACCAGCTGCCGGGCGTTGGCTCACCAGCCGTGTGCTTGTCCAGATCAACGGCGATGACGCCAGTGGCGCAGACCTGCTCCAAACCCGCGGCAGCTTGCGCTCCCTCCTCGCGGCTCGATTCCTCCTACTCGTGGCCCTGCTTCGCAAGGCGGAGCGGGAAGTCGGGATCGCAACCCTTTACCGGGCCGTTGACGTGTATTCGGCCCCCAGCATCATCGCGAGAAACTGATGGCCAAGGACCTGAAGATTGTCAAGCGCCGCGCCTACGTCGCAGCGTCAATGGAGGAGCGTGACGCTCTGCGCGAGGCCATCTATGCAGTGTCATCGGAACAATTCGACAACCACAAAACCACACCCCACGCCACAAGCGCTCAGGTTGCCGCCGGAGTGGTGGCGGTCCTTGGCGTCACGGCGGATGGCCGGTTGATCGACGCAGATGGCAACCAGGTGCAAAGCCTTGGCGAGGACGGAATTCAAGGTCCCCCAGGACCTCAAGGGCCCGCCGGGCAGAGCGCCTATGCTGCGGCCTTGGCGAATGGTTTTGAGGGGACTGAATCGGAGTGGTTGCAATCGCTCCATGGGGCAGATGGCGACGCGTCTGGTGCGCTTGCGTCTCACGACGGGAGCAGCTCAGCCCACCAGTCGCTGGTCGCCAAGATCACTCAGGATCGAGACGCTGCAATCGCTGCCGCAATCGACCGCCTGGTGGGCACCAGCCCTGCTGTGCTGGATACCGTCGAGGAACTGGCTGCCGCGCTCCTGGGAAACCCAGAGATCATCTCCGACCTGCTGACCCTCATTGGAGGGAAGGTGTCCGCGGCCGATTTGACACAGATTTTGACGGGATACGTCACGGGCGCCGCGCACAGTGCCGCTGTTGCGGCCCTTCAGGCCGCCGTGGATACCCTGGAGCAGACGAAGGCCGGGCTTTCGACAGCAAACACCTTCAGCCGAACCCAGTCCGTCGGCATCACGGACCTGGGGGATGTCCTCGGCGCGGTCGCCCTCAACCTCGCCACTGGCACAAATGTGTTTCGCATGCGGCTGATTGGCAATGCGAACGTGAGTCGGCCCACAGGTGCAATTGGATGTCCCGCGATCACGTTGCATGTTCTGCAGGACGAAATTGGCGGGCGCGTCCTGACCTTTGACCCGGCCTTCCTCGTCACCTTGGGGGATGCGCCCGTGGCGGCGACATCAGCTGGAGGCCGAGACCTGTTCAGCTTTGTTCGGGATTCGGTGGATGACGTGTGGGTTGGAGGTCATGGCGTTCGGGAGGCTGCGTGATATTCGGTGCCCCGCTTCCCCTCTGCGGCGTCCTGCGCAGTGAGGTGCAGACCAGCCTCCTCTATCCCGCCAACGTCACCACCGATTCCGTTGTCCCGCAGATCGAGGTGGGTGGGCTTCGACTGATTGATGGGACGGCTTCGGTCGAGCCGGATGCGATTACTTCCGCAATCTCTCTGGGGGGTATCGTTCTTAGAACTTCGCTGCTGGACGCTGGCACCACGACGGAATCCGTCGTGCCCGCCTTCTCTGTCGGCGGCGTCGTTCTTCGGGATGCTCTGATTAATGCCGGCACCACGACTGAGGCAATTTCCGCCTCATTTGCAATTGGCGGCGTCGTTCTTCGGGATGCTCTGATTTCGGCTGAAATGCAAGTTGAATCCATCAACCCAAGCGTGTCTATTTCTGGAATCACACTGTCATGAGTGAAATCAATATCCCCGTCTGCTTTGGCGTTCAGGGCATGATCTGCGCGACTGTTCGCGACAAATTCGGGAACATCAAGCAGCAGCTGGAGTGGTTCCCCAACGTCATCACAGACGCCGGCTTGAACAGCATGGCGACGAACTCACCGCATCCTCAGTGCCATATCGGCACTGGCACTGCAACCCCGGCCGTTACCGATTCGGCATATTCCAATGTCGCTGCCACGGCCACTTCGGTGTTTTCTTCAACCAGCGGTGTCACGACCACGGCGCCCTATTACGGGTACACGACCCAGACCTGGCGATTTGCAGCAGGAGCCGGCACCGGGAATCTGACCGACGTTTGGTTCGGCACGGCAACGGTCCCGTTCTCGCATGCGCTTTTCAAGGACTCGAACGGGAACCCGGTGACGATCACGAAGACGGCGGAGGACAGCCTGGATGTGACCTACCAGCGCCGCGTCTACGTGCCGACAGAGGATGTTGTGGTGCCCGTCACCGTCAACGGAGTGGCCGCCGGTAGTGCGACGATCCGAGCTGCGCGCTGTGCTGAATCGACTTACTGGAGCGGTTCACTCGCCGCCATCAGTATGTCCTCCAACATGTGGAACTACTCGGGTACTCTGGGGGCGATTACCGGGACTCCGAGTGGAACGGTGCTCTCCATGTCCTCCGCCAATTGGACCTACGTGGCCACAACATACGTGGCAAATTCGCTCAGTCGAACTTGGAACGTCACGTGGGGCCTCACCCAGGGGAACAACGCCACAGGCGGCTTCAGAAGCATCGTGCACACGATCACAGGCCTCGGAACTTTCCAGGTTGAGTTCCCGGCAACGCTCAACAAGGTTTCGACCAACGTTCTCACCTATTCCGTCACTGCCACCTGGTCGCGCTATGCTGGTTGATCCAGTGGTGACGATTGTTTCGGCGGCTGGGCAGTTCAGGTCTCCAGACGATTGGCCGAGACCTACGCCGACAACTGACTTCGAACTCGGAGGCCAGGCCATCTCCGACTCCTCTGCCGGGCATGAGGTCCGTGTGTGGCGCGCATGGTTGGCCGGTGATTCAGTAATGTGCGCGCCGGAAGACGACATTGCCGAGGCGACTGCGCTGTTTTCCAGGCCTGGTATCTGGCACATAGGGCTTGCCTTCGACCAACTTATGCGGCCATGTGTCACGTTCATGGACCGTGCTGGTGCATGGCTTTGGTGGTATGACCCTCTTGAATCATCAATGGTTTTCCTGCCAATCCCAGGGGCCACGTCCCCGCGTATTTCGCTTGACGACAAGCGGGCCGAATTCATTTCGGGAAGTGACGTTGTCCTTGCCTATGTTCGGGATGGTTGGCTGTGCGTTCGATTGCAACGCGAGCGATATTCCAACGAAAACCGCATTTATCTGCTGCCGGCTGGCGTGTCCCGGCTGGACAGAATTGGGATGAGCCTCGCTTGCCGGATGCAGTACAAGCTCTCAAGCTGACCAGGCGGTAACTGCTGCAGGTTTATCAGGAGCGGCGGCCGCATGCTTCGCACTCATCATTCATATTGAAAGAGAAGCGCTATGAGCGTTGCTGTGACCTACCGAGCCTTCGTGAGCCGTCAGGCCTTGATCGATGCGATCAATGGCGTCCTGGCGCCAGCAGCCAAGGGCCTGCGGGTGTTCTACGCCATCCCCGTGGACCCGTCTTACCCGCTGGCTGCCTACGGGGCCTTCATCACCACGGTCGGCGGCCTGGGGGGCAATGTGGACGGCTCCGTCCATGTCCCCTATGCTGCCGGCTCCGTGTCCGTCAATGGGGACCAGGTCGCCGAGTACAACGGCGGCCAAACCTACGCGGTGGGAGATGCCGTCATGGGCCCCGTCGTGACCTGCGCCCCCGGCGCCAGTCCCGGCGAGGCAGATGGTGCGGGTGAGTGGTTCAGGCTGGAGGGCCTGTCCCTCCAGAGCGGCGTCAACATCAAGTTCAACACGCTCACTGGGTTGCACCAGGACGACTGGATTGAACTGAAGGAACTGGCGTTCACGCGGTTGTTTGACTGACCGCTGCCCCGGTAATCCGGCGGGGTCTGTGTCTACTCGTGCCATGACAGTCGAGTCATGGCGCTCCCTGTCACCCCGATCCTGACCACCGTTGGCAAGGCTGCCGCATCGGCGGCTTATGCCGCGGGTGAGTCGATTTCCGTTACGCACGTCGTGCTGGGCAAAGCGGCGGGCTACGTGCCCGCCCAGTCTCAGACCTCCTTGGTCCAGCCGGTGGAGGTGTGCCAGATCACCTATGGCGCGTCGACTGGCAGTTCTGCCACTCTGACGGCCCTTGCCAGCGGCTTCGCTGGGGCGCAGTACCAAGCGACCGAGGTGGGGTTCTACATCGGGGGGGCGCCGTCTGCTGGCGGCGTGCTGTTTGCCGTGTACTCGGCCCCGGGTTGGGTTTGCGCCCATCGTGGCGGGGCTGATGTGGACCTTGCATCGTCCTGGACGCTTGACCTGAGCGAAGTTCCGGCGGGTAGCGTGACGGTCACGGTTGACCCCTCATCGGGCTATGACGCCTCGGTCATGCATGCCCACACAGAGCACGCGGACCCGCACGGGCAGTACGTCCGCCACGATGCCCCCCAGTCCCTCTCCGATGTGAGTCAAGCTCAGGCCCGGGCCAACGTGGCAGCCGAGAAGGCTGGGACGATGGCCCTCGCCATGGCCGCACACGCGGAGTCCCCGGGGCACGATGGGCTTTACCTGCGCCACGATGCGATGCAGTCGCTGGACGTGACGGCAAGGTCCCGGGCGCGAGCCAACATCAATGCTGCTGATGACGCCGAGGTGGTCAAGCGCGATGGCAGCGTGGCGATGCTGGGGGCGCTGCAACTCCCCGGCAATGCTTCGGCGGCGTTGCATGCGGTTCCCAAGCAGCAGTTGGAGGCCTACGTCGCCTCCCAGTTGTCGAGTCTCCCAGGGGACAAGTACCTGCAGGGGTTGGCGAGCTACAACCAATGGAGCAACGTGCTCACGCTCGCCATGAACGATGGCACCACGGTGGATGTGGACATGACCGAGTTGCTGGCAGATGCGGCAAGCACTGCCATTGGGCAACACACCGGCGAGACGGCGCACCTGAGCGTCTCGCAGGTGCAGGACATGATCAACGCCAGTGTGGCGGCCGCGGTGCGGGCGTGCCGGCCGGTTGGCCAGGTATTTGGGCACTACGGCGAGAGCGCGCCCGCCGGGTCCGTCGAGATCGCCGGGCAGTTGCTCGCCCGAGACGGCCAGTACGGGGAACTCTGGGGCCACGCCCAGGCGGCCGGCAAGGTCGTTTCAGACGCGGTGTGGCTGGCTGGTGGGGGGAGCCACACCATGTTCAGTTCGGGCGATGGCTGGAGCACTTTTCGCATGCCGCGCTTCGGGGGCGAGTTCGCTCGATTTGCCGACCGGGGCGCTGGTGTTGAGCCGGGGCGCGGGATCGGCGCATGGGTGGGCGACAAGCTGCGCCTGCACGGCCACCCGTACATCGCGGGCACTGGCAACGGCGACACCGACCCGGACGGCGGTATTGCGACCGAGGGCAACGGCACCGTGTCTGTGCACCCAGCGTACACCGGCGCCCCGGAGAACAACTCTGGCCAGGCCAAGCTGATTGGCGGCACCGGCGAAAACGAAACGGCCCCCCGCAGTGTCGGCCTGCTGGCCTGTATGTGGTACTGACAAAGGACGCATCATGCTGCGACTCGATCCAATCAAATTCAACGTCAAAGACCGCGGGCGAAAGCATCGCGGACTCCCGCGGGCATTTGATACTGCGCGGCTGGCGCAGATCATCAACAGCCCCGCCGTGCAAGAGCGGGTGCGAAACCGGGATCTGCGCGGCTACCTCGGGCACTGGACGCGGGAGCGTTGGGGGATGGAGCCCAAAGAGGCCGTGATCGACCAAGGCAAAGTTGTCCCGCTTGAGCCTGCGGTGGTCACGGTGCGCCTGGAGGCTTCGCCCGAGGGTGAGATCCTCCACCAGACCGAGTTTCTGGACACCCTGACGGGGCGCACCGCCGCCAGTATGTGGGCGTCTAAGGTCGGTGGCTTTTCCTCCGCCATCTCGCTCGCGGCGGGACGGACGGACTGTGACTACCCCACCAACTTCCACGGCTTCGACTATGTGAGCGAGCCGAACTTCACCACCAACCGCGGATACGCGCTGGACTCGGCTCGCGAAGGGGCGGGCGTGGACCTATCCGCCTTCGACGGCGTGGTGCAGCAGCATGCCGAAGAGCTCGCCGCCCTGGATTCGGCCCTGGCTCAGACGCGCGGCGAGCTGGAGCGGGTGATGGCTGAACTGGCCACCATGTCCGGGGAGCAGTCCTATCTGCTGGGCCTGCTGGCTCGTCGGCCTGATGCTGCGGCGCTGCGCCAAGCGCTCGATTCCGCCCACAGTTTCCAGCGGCCGTCCATGACCCCTGCAGGCGCCTCCTTTGCGGACAAGGCGGCGGACTTCTCCGGCATGCTTCTCGCCCGGCGCGAAGAGGCTCCCTCGGAGAACGCCTCCGTTGAGACGCAGTCCGCGGCCAGCCTGGCCGGGGCGATTTCGCTGGTGCACCGCCGTGGGTGACGGCCCCTTCCTGCCGGTGAAGGCCGGCTTCGCTCGGTGGATCCTCCAGTTCCGCTCGTCGTGGTACATCCCGACGACAGAAGCGGGGAGGCATTGGGCTACGCGGGACAACGGGCAGCCAGCGATTGCATTCGTCCCGGACCGCATGATCGATGCGGTCTCGGACATGCTCGGGGCGTGGCGCAAAAACTCCAACCGCCCTGGCGGCGCCACGTCCGCATTCTTGCCGGTGATGTTCTTGGCCTTGGCGAAGGACACCCAGCCGGCCCCAGCGGAGGAGGGTGGCGTCAATGTCGCCCGCCCTCAGTTCGTTCGCCTGGACGATGGCCGCTGGGTCAAACTGCGCACGACTCGGGCCATGCGCCGGGCTCAGGTGGTGATCGTGGCGGCAGAGTCGGAGACGGCAGCCGACATCGCGGCGCAGTTCCTGGCCTGGGTTGCCGACGTGCAGGGCCAGTCCTTCCGTTACGAGGCGGCCGCAGGTGCTGGCCTGTCATGGCCGTGCTCTGTCCGATCCGGCGACGCCTACGCCAGTGCTGACGCCCAGGAGCAATTCAGCACCACGGTCCTTCACATTGATCTGGACCTTGTGGCCACGCTGCCGCACATCGATGACAACAGCGGCGCAGGCTACCCGTCCGCAGGCCTGTCCGTGGTGGAGCAGTTGGGCGCGCCGATGGCCATCTCGGAGGACACGCCTGCAGCGGTCATGCTCTCTCTGGACGGTGCCGACTACCAAACCCTGTTGGACGGGCTACTGATGCTCGGGGACTTCCCCATTGCGCTCGAGACCGACCTTTTGGGGCTCCAGTGATGAGCAAGCTTCATGCGATGCAGGCCACCTTCGTGACCTTTGGTCGGGAGCCGGTCACGATGGTGGGTGCGGTGGACATGGAATCCGGCGCACTCCGGGTGGTTGGCCCTGCTACCGGGATCCTTCTCGACCGCTCGCGCCCTGACGTGGCGTTCGTCACTGACCGGTGGGATTGTGCTGACTTCGATTGGCTGTACGCGCAGGAGACCGTGGGGCCCTCTGTACTCGCACTGCGCACGATGGAGTCCATGGGCCGGCTTGCCATCGACAGCAAGGCCCAGCGGTGGAACCCAGGCAATGCGGTGCAGTTCGATGGTCTGGACACCGACGGCAAGCCCAAGATTCGGATGGACTCGACCGCCAACAACGGCCACATGGCCATCCTCGCGCTGTGCTGGATGGCAGAGCAACTGATGACCTTTGCCCACGTGCTGCGGGCTGGCGATGACCTCACGGCCGCCAGCGCCCAGGCCGTCGCTGCCACTTTCCGAGCCCGAGGCGCTTCATCTCCTCTTGCGGGCAGGCCGTCGGCCGGCACGGGGGAGTTTTCGGGGATGCACTTCGCGCACGGGCAGCCGAGGTTCTGATGGCGACCAGGTACACCGCAGCGGCACAGTTCTTTGCCCTGGTCCGGCGATTTAGCCAGACGCAGCCGGAGTGGGCTGATTGCATCGCGAAGGAGGTCCCGCCGGGCTACGAGTGGAATGGGCTGCACAGGATCGCGCACGAAGTCTATGGGGACGTGGGAGAGTGGCTGACCATTCAGGCCGCGGCAGGACTGGACTCGCCTGAGCAGCCCCTCTCGCCACGCCGGCTCATCCTGCCGACGCCTGCCCAACTCCAGCGGATCAAGGTGCACACGGGGCTCGTCACCACCTCCTGGCAGCGAGACGGCACGGAGGACAACCCTCTCAGCACGGGCGCATGATGGCCACCACACCCAAGAGCAAGACGCTGAACCTCTCCAAACTCTTCGGCGTGCGCGGACACCAGGCCGCCGTAGAGCGCGCCAGCAAAGCGGAGAGGGCGGATCGCTACACCGCCGGCACGAAGTCCAAGATCCTCGCCAACACCGACGTGGGCGGGGAGTACGACGCTGAGCGCTTCCTGCTGACCACGCTCGGCGGCAAGTCACGCCCCATCACCCACGACGACATCAGGACCTTTCGGGAGTTCTCGCGCAAGCTGGGCGCCCGCCTCAAAGGCGGGATCACGGCGCAGCAGGCCATCAACCTGTCGCGACCAGAGGACCGAGAGCGGGCAAACGAGGAAATCCGGATCGCCACTGTCGTTCAAGCCTGGCCAGCCGGCCCGAAGGCCGGGACTCTCCAGTTCGTGACCAACTCCGGCCCCGATTCAGACGTGGCGCGCCACTACGTGCACGTTCGATTCCATGAGCGGGATTGGGCTGCCTACGTGGCGGCCCCGGGCAAGCGCGGCGCCGATACGAAGACCCTCGCAACGGACCTGCTCAAGCGACAAATACGCTTTGAGTGCGATTGCGGGCGCTTCCGGTACTGGTTCCGCTACATCGCGACCATCGGCGGGTTCGTCCATGGCCGGCCCGAAGAGGGCTACCCTGACCAGCGGAACCCGCAGCTTCAAGGCGTGTGCTGCAAGCACCTCCTGCGCGTGATGCGGGCCATGACCCATGATCCAGCCGTTCGCGGCCGGGTCTCCGAAATGCTGGAGCGAGCTCGCACCCAGGTGGAGGTGGAGGCCCCCATTCGCGTGACCGCCAAAGAGGCGAAGGAGGCCGCCCGGCGCCAGGAGGCCGAGGCCAAGCGCGGGCTCGTCAAGTCGCGTGTAGAAAGCACGCAGGAAGCCGCCGACCGCAAGGCAGCAGCCGCCAGAACCCCGGCAGGGCAGAAGCGGGCGTTGGACCGCGCGGCCAAGCTCGCTCAGAAGCGGGCTGAAATGCAAGCGCGTGACGCCCAGCTTTCGAGCGCCGCCGAAAAGCTGAAGTCTCTGCTGGGGACCGTCTCAAAACAGGACGCCAAGCGCCTGCTGGACCTCCTCTCCGCACAGAAGGCCTGAACACCATGAGCCTTTCCCCAGTCGCCGCCAGCCTGCAGCTGAGCGCTCGGATGATCACCCTCAACCACCCCGCAGCGATGGACTGTCAGGTCTACCGCAAGTCGGTATCCCGCACAGCCCACACCGACGCGCCAGGCGAGACAATCGGCGGGTTGCCCCTGCTGGGCGGGGTCCCGGTTCTGTCCGACGAGGACGAGGCGGATGTTGACTGGGATCCAGTCCTGCCCGAGGACCAGATCCATGCCAAGTGCCTACTGCTGGGCGGCTACTCCGGCTCGTCCATGCTGGACAACGGCCAAGGCCCCGATGCCCCCGCACTGCAGGAGGCGAGGATTGAGCCCCTGGCGGCCCCAGGATCCCCCGGCTACTTCGAGCTGAGCAAAGGGGACCTGATCATGGTGATGCCGGGCGGCGGGGTCGTCTTCACGTTCGCCGTGCAGGACTTCAGCAACACCTTGATGCTCCCGCCCTATGTGCCCAAGGTCATCCTGGCCGCCCAGGGCGATCTGACCTACATCCCGAGCGTGTCCGCTGCCGTCGATAATCGGTAACGAACAATCAACCGGCACTGGTATGAACCGCATCACCTCCTCGGCAATCCTTGCTTCGCTTTCGGTCTGTTTGCAAGGCGTTGCCGCACAAGATCTCACGCTCTTCAAGTACGCTGAGCGAGGACACGTGGGCGACCTTGTGGTCCTCAATGAAGAGGCGGTCGGTACTCCTGTTGTGCCGATTGCCATCTCGCTTCGCTCCGGGAACCAGAGAACGCGCCACATGTGCGAGTTCCGGGCAGTTGAGCTCACCGGCGGCAGAATCCAGTCAGCCAGCGAAACCGCCGTAGTCATGCAGGTCGTCGACTCGGACCTGAAGCCTGTCAAGGGCGAAGTGTTCCAGGCCACGTTCACCAGGGCGGGGGCCATTCTGTCGGGCAAGCCAAATTCCTACTGCGGTGCCTCAGCAGTCTTCTCCGGGAGATGGATTCGAGAGGACGTGCCCGAGGATGCCAAGTAAATCCACGTGGCTTGCAGTTCCGTCGTTGAGGGGCTACGCTACCGCCGTTCCCGAAAAAAACGGGAGCCGGGCTTGGCAGCCCGAGTAGCATTCGCGGCGCAAGGCCGCCCCTCCCGCAGGGATAGCGGCCTTTTTCGTGCCTGAGCACGCCTGTTTCTATGGCGGCCCGGGTGGAGAGGGCTGCGAAGCCCTGCCGGTTTCCCCGTGGATGCACCGGTCTGCCAACTCCGCTTCGGGCTGCCGCCTCTACGTTTGGCGACGCGGTGATCCCCGCAGCGGATTCCATTCAAAATTCTCGGCTTCAACAAGCCAAGGGAGAAGCGAATGGGAACCGTGAAACAGGTGGACGAGCAACTGCAACGAACGTTGAGGGAGGCTCGCAATCTGCTGGCGAAGATTGGGCGCAAGCAAGCCGAGCTTCAAATGCTTCGCCAGTCCTTGCCACTCAGCCAGGAAGATCATCGCGCCGAGCTGACCAAGCTCCAAGGCGAGGCCACCGAAATGATCGGGGAGCTTCGGGCCAACATGAAAGCTGCCGACTTGGTGGCACGCAAGATCGAGGGGCACCTGCTCTGGAAGGAAGCTGTTCGCTCCGTGTGGGGCGAGGATGGCTTGCAGCAGTGCTACGCCAAGATGCGCGAGTTGGAGGCGCAGCGTGCCGAGGAATACGACCGGGACGACTTGCGGCCCCGCTGAACTCGCCATATACTGCGCCCCGGAGACTGAAAACTCCAGCAACCGGGGCCACGACCGTAACGACGTGGATTTTTTGCGTCCGCGCCAGATTCATTTTTGGCCGGGAGGGCGACGGCCATACAACACCCGCAAGGGGAAAACCGTCCGCCGACTGTTGCTCGGTTTTCAGCCTCCCGGCCGCCTTGCGACTGGTTGCGACTGAAAACGCTTCCGACTGCAAGGCTCTTGAAGTCTCGCAACAGGAGCGTTCCATGTCGCAATCCGTCTCCACCCTCATCTTGGGCGATGCCTCAGTTCGTCAGCTCGACGGGCTGTTCTCCCTGAACGACCTGCACGCCGCCGCTGGCAACCTCCCGAAGGACCGGCCTCAGCAGTTCCTGCGCCGACAGGAAACCCAGGCGCTAATTGCCGAGCTGGGGGCCTGCGCGAATTCGCGCACCCCCCTGCGCACTATCAACGACGGCCAGAACAACGGCACCTACGCCTGCCGCGAGCTGGTCATCGCCTACGCCGCCTGGATCAGTGCAGCCTTCCATCTGAAGGTCCTGCGGGTCTTCTTGGCCTCCACTGAGGATGGCCCGGCGAAGGTCACTTATGAAGCCGTCCCGGAACGCATCGCGTCGGGTGATGTGCCTGTTGAGACTGTTGGGGCCATCAAGAAGGCATGCGAGGCCTTCACGGAGTTGGTGCCTCCTGGTGGACTGAGGTCGACCCCGCCGCATGCTGAACGCATGGGCGACGTGACCGTCCAGTTCGAAGGCAGCAAACTGTATCTCGTCGGGGTTGATGGCGTCCCCTACGTTCAGGTTCGTAGCGTGTGCGTTGCCGTTGGCATGAGTGCGGCAAATCAGATCGTTCGCTTGAAGTCAGATCTTCTGCGCTACAAGGCCAAGGAGCTTCCGGTCTGGACTGACACGAGCGGGGTGCAGCAGAGTTGGTGCATCCCCGTTGCGACCCTGGACGATTGGCTTACGTCTGTTGGCAGTTGGAAGGTTTCCTCGGCTACTCGCAGTCGGCTGTCCAAGTTCATCTCAGCCTGCGCCGCGCGACTGCAAGAAGCATGGAACGAGTTCAATGTGGCGAATCGTGCGCCCCAGGCCGCCCAGCTTGGCCGAGGGGATCAAAAGCAGGTTCCGTTAGCCCTGCAGGCGCCTCAGTCGGGCGCCGGCAAGCTGACCAGCGCACAGATTGAAGAGATCAACACGACGCTGACTGACGCCTTCCGCCATCTGGCGGAAGGTGAGGGAAAGTCGTTCATGAGGATGGAGACTGTGCTCCTGGCGCATCACTTTGGTGTGCCTCGGATGGAGGACATCCCTGCCAGGATGTTTGGCGAAGCCCTCTCCTGGCTTGCCCGACAGATCGCGAGACGCATGCCTTCGGGCCCGGCGCCGCAGCTTTCCGCCATCCGCCCTGGAGACAGGTTCGTCGCGACGATGGGGAGTGCTGGCAACTTCAGCCTTGAGCCGATACCAGCTGGCAAGTCCGTCTTGGACATTGATGACCTGTCAGGCCTCATCCATGCGGGCAAGGTTCCCCTGCAGGATGTTGTGGCTTTGACTCGAGTGGCCAACGAGCACCTTGCTCGCGCGGCGCTGCGACTCAACTGTCTCGCCTGCTGACACCAACTCCCGCCTGACAGCCTCTCGCCCCAAAAGTCTGGGGTACTGGCGGAGCCGTTGGCGGGGAAATCCGAATACTCAGCGCAACCCAAGCGCATGGAGTGGATATGCGAACCCAGAATGTTGAAGGGCAGAAATTCGACTGCCCGCGGTACGTGGTGCGGGTCCGGGGCGGATGGCAAGTCCGGGTCCCCGGGGAAAAGACCCGGTTTTTCGGGGACGGAGGCCACGGTTCAGTAGCCGCGGCTCACGCAGCAGCGGTGGCCGCTCGAATCCAGGCCATCCCTTTGAGCAGCGAACCCATGACGGGATTCGCTCAGGTGGAGCGCCGCACCAAGAAAGACCCGCTGGGCGTTCCCGGCGTTTTCCTGGTCCACCAGGGCCGGCGCGGCAAGCGCACGCCCAGCGTCTACCTGCACGTCATCACCAAGGGGCTGCCCACCCGGGCCATCTACGTGGGGACGGAGAGCACTTGGAAGGGCCGATTCCAGGAGAAGCTTGCCGAGGCAGCAGCGCTGCGCGATCAGCGGGTGAAGCAAGTTGCAGAGCAGCGGGCGGAGGTGGTGGCATGAGCGACGCACACGACAACAGCGACCCGGCCTTTCCAGCTCCGGAAGCTGGAGTGCACCACTTCAGCGACCCGGCGGCCTACACCGGCATGAGCCTGCGCGACTACTTCGCGGCACACGCCCCGTCAGAGCCGCAGACGTGGTTTCAGCCGGTTATGCCGATGGAGCGCCCGCAGTTCCCATTTGCACTCAAAGACATAACAAAGGAGGAACGCCGCGAACTCGATGGATACGAGGAGTGGTTGGGTTTGGGTGACCTCAAAGAGCTTCGCGTAATCGCATACGTGCAGGCCCGAGATGAGTACAAGCGCAAGAACGCTGTTTGGGAACGCTTGCTTTTGAAAGAGCGCTTCACGCAGTGGCCGTACGCTTGGGCAGACGCCATGCTGGCCGCCCGCGCCAATCCCAAGGCGGCCGACCCGGTGCGCGATGCGGCGCATGAACTGCTGGAGGCGCTCAAAGAAGCGCGCGCCTGCATCATGACCGATCGCACGTCACTTGCAGACGCCCACATGGACCCGGTTACCAACCGGGTGGACGAAGACGGCGAGGCTGCGCTGGAAGAGTACGACGCGGTGCTGGCGCAGATTGATGGAGCCATCGCGGCAGCTACCGGGGGTGCAGCATGAGCCGGCTTAAATCCGCATCACTCAGCGCGATCCTGGCGGCCGTTGGGAAACCGACTGTCGAGGAAGCACAAGAGCAAGCGCGTCAGGCCGAGCGAGACCGCATTGCCGCGCAGATCGCCATGGCGCCGCATCTGAACAGTCAGCAGCGCCGGTCGCTGCGCAAGACGCTGGCCAAACAATCATCCAAGGCCACCGGCCAGGAGGTGGCGCTGTGACCCTAACCAAAGAGCAGTTCCTCAAGGACGTGGCCGACCACCGGCTGCAGATCCTGCACGAGGATGGCGTCTACCGGCACCTGCGTTTCAAGCGTCCCGGCACCGTCTGCATGCACTTCGACATCGTGACGTGGCCCGGCTTCCTGGCCTACAGCGGTGACATGGGCACGTTCGTCTTCCAGCGGTTGCACGACATGCTGGAGTTCTTCCGACCGAGCGAGCGCGCCGCAGAAGACCCGTTCCGATGGATCGACCGCAGCTACTGGCACGAGAAGCTGCAGGGCGCTGACCGTGGCGAAGGCGCGAAGGAATTCGACCACGAGCGCTACCTGCAGGTCATCAAGGAATGGCGCATCGAAAAGATCCGCAACGTGATGCGCGGGCATGTCGGTCATCGTCACTACACGAAGGAGCAGCGCCGCGCTTTCTGGGACGATGTCGCGGAGAGCTTGCTGGACGACTTCCTCGACACCGGAGAGCACGCCTGCATGCAGCGGGCTCACGACTTCCGGCACAACGTGTATGTCGGCCACCGATACGACAACACATTCGGGCTCAAGACTGGACCAGTCTTCCAACTGGAAGACTTCTGGGAGCACAACTTTCACAGGTGGACCAACCGCTTTGAGTGGTGCTGCTTTGCGCTGCGCTGGGGCGTGATGACCTATGACCGGGCGAAGGCCACCGGCCAGGAAAGCGGGGGGCAGCATGGCTGAGCTGATTTCGCTGCCCGATGGCGATTGGCTGGGCGACCACTCCGAGTCCGCCTGGCGTGAGCTGCTGGAGAGCCGTGGTGGCTGCTCCTGCTGCACTTCTCCGCCTTGCTCCAACTGCACAGATCCACCGACCGAGCAGGAGCTGAACGCTGTTGGCTTCACCTACGAACCAGTCGGGAACCAGGAGGCCGCCAATGGCTGACCCCAAGACGCTGCGCGGTGCGCTTTCCTCAGCTTGGAACGACCTGCCCGATGTGCTGCGCTGCCATCCGGGTCTGAAGCGGTACAACGCGGCAGTCAACGCCCTGGCCGCCCAGGCCCAGGCCCAAGCCGAGCCGGTGGCGGTGCCGCAAAGCTGGAAGTTGGTGCCAATAAAACCAACTCGGGCAATGATGCGCGCCGCCAAAAACGCGGACATGGATCACTCCACGCATGCTGAGTGGATGGATGTCGTTGGCGACGATCTTCTGCTCATGTGGGCCGCCATGCTCGCCGCCGCCCCGCAGCCGGCCCAGGCCGCAACCGCAGTCAGCGACGACGACATCCGCCGGGTCTTCCTGGCCAACGGCTTCACGATCAAGCCGGGTCAGTCGGACTTGAAGGGCTACGTGTTCGCCGCAGCCCGCGCGCTGCTGGCGGAGGCCAACCAGCAGCCGGCCCGGTCCGAGCGCATCCCCCTGACAGACAGCCAGCGCGAGGCCCTGCTGGTGAACATGATGCTGCACGGCAAGATGTCCAAGCACACCGCTCGCCAGATCCTGGCCCTGGTGCTGGATGGCGTCCATCCGGGCGACTTTGAAGCAAAGGGCGGTGCAGCATGAGTGTCTGTGCTTTTGGCCCAATCGCTTCCCCCCCGCAAGCCAATCAGCCGCCACCCGAGGCAACGCACTTCCGAGTTGGAGACTGGTGGGTATCTCCGTGCGGGTCTCGCTTCCTCATCACTGGGAAAGTAGGCGGGAAAGTGTCGATGCGCATTGGTGGTAGTGGAAGGCAGCGCTGGAGGATGTGGGACGCCACCGGCGCCCATTCCGTTAGGCCGTGGGTGCGGGAAAGCTGGGGAGGCGAATCGTGAGCGACAACCTGAAGGCCTACATGGTCAGCGAGTCAGGCGAGGGTCACGCCTGCGTGGCGTTCGCTGTCAGCGGCGCTCCGGCGCGCCAGGCCGGCGCCGGCGAGCTGGGCACCGACTGGGACGGCATCGAGTCCTGCCGCCGCGCGCCGGAGTTCGACGCCTACGCGCCCGGCCCGGTGCCGAAGCGCGCCCTCTACGACGCCGGCTGGTGGTTCGAGTGCGGGCACTGCGGCCACCGCGTGAGCATCAACGAGTACCACGAGTACCGCTCGGACGACGAAGGCAACGATGCGGCCCCAGAGGACTTTGGCTTCTTCGAGCGCGGCCGGCAGGTCTACTGCTGCAGGGCCTGCATGGCAAAGGATGAAGCCGATGACCGTACCCGAGCCGCTCACGATGCCGCCCTGGTGGAGCTGGTGGCCCTGAAGTATCCAGAGGTGCTGGTGGTGAGCTATGCCTACTGGAACATCCCCGAGCCGAAGAGGTCGGAGGTCCGGTTCACGCTGCCCGGGTTGGAGGGCATGGTGCGATGGATCATCGGCGAGAACACCGTGTCAGTGGAGCGGCGCGATGTGGAGAACTTCAAGCGCCTGTACTCTCCTGGCACATCGGCGACTCCTGAGATTCAGCCGGCCAGACCGCCATCAGCGTTCATTGCGAGCAACTGACGTGATGACGCCACTCTAAAGACGGCTGATTATTGACCAACAGCCCGGCTCACGCAATGAGCCTTTTAATTGCCAATTTGGGCGGTTGGGCACTACAGCTAGTGCTTGAACCGATTGTCGCCACTAGATACAGTGGTGACTCCCCAAAAGGAATAGGGACCAGCTACCACACCGGTCCCTTTCCGCCCGACCGTTACCAGAGGGGTATGCTTCTGGCGAAGCGTTTACGCAAAGCGATATTGCCATGGAGTGTGCTGCGGGGCACCTGGTGACTTAACGCACTGCATGGAGATGCGATGCATCGATTGACAAACGGCGAACAGCCGGAGTCAGGCGTAGCCAAGCCGAAATTGGCCAACCGTAGGGGGTTGCGCAGTTCTGACGCATTCCACCGAATCCGAGTCCAGCTGAAATCGGTTCATGTGCGTGAGTACGACCGTTACTCGCGCATTCGACGCCGATGGGAACATGTCCGGAGCCATTGGCGCAGCCACCCTGGCCAAATGACGTTCAGCGGCCCCGGATTTGACCTAGAGGGAGGCCAACAGCTGTAACCTGCAAAGGGCCCCGGGCGACTGGGGCCCTTCTTCTTTCACGGCCCGTTCCCATGACACAGAGCTTCTTGATGCAGTCTGACCGTCGCCCCTGCTGGGAGTGCCAGCACTGGGGTGGATTGGCTTGGGGCGGCCCATCTGGGCGGTGCAACGACCCGAAAGGCTCTCCGGTCAAGGCGCAACCTGAAGCCGGGTGTGCGTTTTGGGAGCGGTCTCTCCGGGCTACAGACAAAGGTGCCAAGTTCAATGGGGCGCTGCATGACGATCAGGAAGGCTGACGCTTTGCGAGGCGACAAGTCCGTACGTCAATCTTGGTCTTGAATCGGTGATCGTCCACATAGAGCCATTGCATGTTTTCTGGCGTGTCTGGCCCGCCGGCACAGAGCGGGACAACATGATCCACCTCCCACCCTGGGCAGCGCCCAGTGTGGAGTCCGGTAGCGGGGCAGGCTGACGACGCACGGAAAGTGGCAACGGCGGCGCGTGAGCGTTCGATCTTTGCCAGCACAGCGGATGGGGCGAGCCAGAGCGCAACGGCCACTAGGAGCACTGAGGGTGCATGCATGGTGGCGATGGTGCCCCGGTAACTGGATCGATGCATCCCCCATCCTGGCGGGGACCATGTCGGCATGGCGTCCCCAGACATCAATGCCCGGCTTCGTGCGCTCCAGCTTCGCCGGACAGGCGGTGGTGATGCGTTTGCGCGCCTGCACGCGGGGGCAAGCGAGGCGGCCAACAGCCCACACAACCCCCTGAAGAGTCCGACTCCCGCGCAGGCCAGGGCGGGGAACTACAAGGTTGGCCGGGTCACGGTGGCTGGCTTCCCGATCTGCATCGAGAACCCTTACGGCTCTCAACGCTGCGGCGTTGGTGAAGACGGCAAGGCCTGGTGCAACACCATGGCTGCCCACTACGGCTACTTGGAGGGCACCAAGGGCGCCGATGGTGACGGGATTGATGTGTTCTTGGGCCCATGGCCGGAGTCCCGGCAGGCCTGGGTGATCAACCAGACCACCGCAGATGGGCGTTTTGATGAACACAAGGTTTTGCTGGGCTTTCCCAGCCAAGAGCAAGCCGTTCGAACCTACCTGTCCTGCTACGAGTACGGATGGAGCCGATTCGGCCAGGCAGTGGCCGTGACCCACGACCAGCTGCGCTGGTGGATCAAGTGGGCTGACAAGTCGCGCCCGATCTCTCTTGACCTGCTGCCGGCTCCTGAGCCGGAGGACCTGACCAACATGGAATCGATTGACCAAACCGTCCCCCGCCAGCTTTGGCATGCCAACGGGGTGCCGGCCGCCGGCGCCACGCTCGCCTCTCTGCACTACGCGCTCGCTCGCCACGACGGCGCGAATCGGCTGCTCCTCGATTCCGTGTCCATGGACGACCTGGTGGCCGGGTGGGAGGCGGTGGCGCTTGACGCCCTCGTCACCGAGGCAGGCATGCTCAAGGGCAAGGCCGACGGCCTGATGCGAATGATGCAGGTGGCCGGGGCTGGTGGGGTCAAGCCTGCTGCGGTCCAGATCAGTCCCCCGCTGCGCCGCTACGGTGGCCTGCACGTCGCGGTGTTGTTCGAGCTGTCTGACGGCCAGACCGTGACCGTCTGGTTCCACAACCCCGACTCCACCCCGACGAAGATCAGCCCGCTGGACGAGCTGGTGTCGTGGAAGTGGATGCTCAACAAGAAGGACATCACCCTGGCGGTGGCGCCTGAGTCGGGCAAGGATCTGCAGGTGCGCGAGGTGGCGCGCCGCATCATGGCCCTGGCCCAGAAGAACAGCGCGGCGTTCGCCAAGGCCAACGTCAACCGGGCCGCGCGGCTGGAGAACATCCAGGGCCTGAAGGACACGCTGGCGACGAAGCAGGCGGAGTTGGCGCGGCTGAATTCTCAGATCGAGGTGGCCCGGGTCGCCGCCGAGGAGCGCGCGGCCAGCAAGGCGGAAGAGGCCTGGTCCCCGTTCGAATACAAAGGGCTAAAGGTGGCCCCAACAAACGTGCGCTCGTCAGACGGTTCTATCGAGCGCAAGTGGCGGGTGCAGAGCCCGGAAAACGCAGAGCGCGAGCAACGCGGCGAGCGCCAGATCGGCGGAGATGCCCTTGCTAGCACGCGGGAGGATGCAATCCTGCGCGCAGATGAAATGCTGCTGGAGGTCGACCGCCGCAAGGCCATTGAAGCTGAAGAGGCGGCACGGGTTGACGCGGCCCGACTGGAGGACGAGCGCATCGCAAAGGTCCGTTCCGATGCTGGGATGCTGGAGTTTGTCCGTGGGATGACGCCCGCAAATGCGGCTCGTGCTCTGAAGACCTTGGAGAAACCAATCAGTGTGCGAGGCAAGTTCCAGCCCATCTACGAGCACATGCGCGACCTTGTGCTCAAGGAAGGCTACCGGGTCAACCAAGACGGCACCCGACTTGCAACCGAGGATGGCCGCTTCTTCACATCGGCCGACTTCCCGGTAACGGCGTTCAATTTTGCCAAGTTCCTTGCGGCTGGCGTCCCCGCCGACGAGGCCGACCCGGCAGAAGTGGCAACCCTGCGCGATGTCGTCGCCGGCAAGTTCGACGACCAGCCTTGGCCGCAGCAACTGGACCGGATCGAAGTGGCCGTGAACGCTCTGAACGCTGCCGGACTGTTGGTTGGCGGTGTTGACGCGCTCGCCTCTGAGGCCGTCATGCACTGGGCTGACCTGGAAAAGGCACAACACATGGAGGTTGTGCAATGAGCGCCAGGTGCAACTCGATATTTGACAGCGCCCAAAGGCCAGACCTTGGCCCGGTGTTGACGGAGTTCCGGAACAACCCCGAAGGCGCCATCGAGAAGCTGTTGCGCGAGCACACAGGCGAGGCTCGGGCCGTGTGGGAGCGCACAGACCTGGGGGTCATTGATCTGATCTATGGGGACAAGAACTCAGGCCTGGCACACATCGAAGCCAAGCACCCTGAAATGATCCCGAAGCTGCCCGACCTGATCAGGTTTGGGAAGCTTGTGAAAAAGCCAGGGGCAAGGAAGGTGTTTCTGATCCGGGAGGGCGTTCTCCCGGAGATCGCCGTCATCTCGCTGGACTGGTTCGGCGATTCAAAAACCTGGGTGGTCACGTCCTACGTGGACGTGCAAGGGAAGTTCTCTGGAAGCCTCAAGACGATGAACACTGAAGCACTTGATTCCGCGCAAGTGGAAATTCTCTACGCGACCCAAAGAACTGCAGAAAGTCTACTGGACGGCGACGAGCTTTTCAACGTCGACGACCTGGATCCGAGCGACTTGTTTGACCCAGATGATGAATGGTCGGCCATCCCGCCGGAAGACGCGGCCTTTGATGGCGACTTCCCTGGCCACCCCTTCCGTGGGAACCAGTACCGCAAGGCGGCGAGCACCAGCGGTTCGGCCGTGCGAGCCAGCCAACGCGCCAAACATGCCGAGACCAAGGGGCACGACGCCCAGGCGCAGAAGAAGTCTCACAGGACGGCCTATCACGCGCACATGGCGGCTGCCAGTGAGGCGGACACGCCCAAAGCCAAGGCCTACCACGCGACCATGGCGAAGTTCCATGCCAAACGCGCTGGTGTGCGGGTGGCGCGGCGAGCACTGGATTCCGTGATGCCCGAGCAGCTGCAGGCGCTTCGGGCGGCTGTTGTCGAGGCGGTCGGTGCCATGGCGAAGCTGCGGGCGGCGCGGGCTCTGATGGCTGCTGTTGAGATCGAGGAGGAGAAGCCGGAGCGAGGCGACAAGGGTGGCGCTTCGGACGCCTCTCGGGCTGAAGTCCTGGCGTCTCTGGCCAAGATCGCAGCGGGGACCCATCCCAAGATGATGGACCCGTCCCTCATGGATGAGATTGAGTCGGCCCTGACCACTTACCCGGGCGATGCCGAGGTGGAGGCGGCGGCATTGGCCGCGCTGGATGCCAACGAGAAGGCACTGCTGGCAGCGACAGCCTGACGCAGGGCCGGTAACGAGCGGGGAGGTAGGGTGGATTGGGGACGGACCATGGCCCGTGTCCCGCCGCCCAGTTCTGGCGGTGGAGTTGCATCTGGCAGGGCCACGTGGTCCTGCCTCATGGCTATCCGAAAGACCCCCAGAAATGCACCAACAACCCCACGGCGAAGTCGCCGAGCAAATCGCAGCCATTGAGGCGGCTTTGGATGATGCCAGGCCACGAGCTATCCCGGTTCTGCGCCGAATCGCGATCAACCGGGAGTTGGCCACCATCCGCCAGGGCCTGCAGGCCTCGCCGTCCCCTCTGTCGCGCATCAAGCTGGTCAAGCGTTTGGCTGAGATCCGGCTTGAGCTTCTCGGGGAAGTGCGCACGGTCGATCCCCAGCCCCAGCCCCAGCCCCAGCCCCAGCCCCAGCCCCAGCCCCAGCCGACCGGCGGCGAGGGTGGCAGCCCCGGACCGGAGAAAACTGATCCCGTGCCGTGGGGGCTGCAGGCGTCAGGCGTCAAGACGCGTGAGCGCATCAATGCCGAGGTGCGCGGACTGCTGGAGGAGATCCGGGCAGCCGGGAAGACCGCCGCCGACCTCACCCAAGCCCAGCGCGAGCTGCTGGCCCAGTATTCCGGCCGCGGCGGCCTGACCGACAACAGCCAGAGCGAGTACTACACGCCCACGCCGGTTGCCGAGGCGACCTGGGGGCTTCTCCAGGCCAACGGCTTTGGCAACGGAAACGTGCTGGATCCGGCCTGCGGCCCGGGGGTCTTCTCCGCGACGAAGCCCCAGGGCGTCGTGATGACGGCCACCGAGATCGATGCTACGTCGGCCGGTGTCGCCCAGCTGCTGCACACCTCCGACCGCGTCTTGAACAGCAGTTTCGAGACCCTGGCCACCACCGCACCGGACAACAGCTTTGATGCGGTGGTGGGCAATGTGCCGTTCGGCACCCGTGGCAAGGAGATCGCGCATGACCCGGCCTACCGCGGCGAGAAGAAACTGGAGCGGTACTTCGTCCGTCGCGTGGTCGACAAGGTTCGCCCTGGCGGCCTGATCACCCTGATCGTGCCGACGCAGGTGATCGGCGCGACCGATGGGGCTTGGCAGCGCTGGCGCGCCGATCTGTCCATGCATGCGGAGTTCCTCGGGGGGCACAAGCTGCCCAGCAAGACCTTTGCGCGCCAAGGGACCGACACGGTGGTGGACATCATCGTCCTTCGCAAGCACCCGGCCGGCGTGTCGGAGAAGCTGGCCAAGTTGCCGAAGCAAACCCTGGATGAGGCCGGCGTGCTGTGGCCCGAGTGGCTGCAGGGCCGCTACTGGCAGGGAGAGGGCAAGCCCTTCATTCACGGTGCCTATGTCCCCAAGGAGGCAGGCAAGCGCTTCAGTCGAGAGCAGGTCACGGCCCCCGAGGGTTACGGCGACGAGGCGATGAAGGCGAGGCTGGCCGCTCAATTCGATTCCCGGATCAACTGGGCCTTGCTGGACGAAACGCCCGAGCCGGTGCGGGTGTACGCCGAGGGCGACCGCTTGGTCATCAACGGCCAACAGATGGAGATGCGCGGCGGGCACTGGGTTCACTTCGACCCGGCACCCGACGACGAGAGCACTGCGCTGGACGTGACCAAGTTCGGTGTTGCCTCCCTGGCAGAGCTGGAGCGTTTGACCCTCACCACCGAGGGCATGCTCGAACTGACCGCGGACCACGCTTTCGCGGCGTGGAAGCGGTATCCGCATCTCTTCAACTCCACCCATGCGGCTGCGGTGGAGTTCGCTGTTTCCCAGCCGCAGGACAAATTCCGTGATGTGGCCTATCGCGGTGCCTTGCTGGGCTCGCTGGTTCAGCAGTCCGCCCTCAACTCAGGCGGCGAGCCGGCGGTGGATGTGGGTCGCGTGGTGGACCTTCTGCAGGCCGAGATCAAGCGCTTTGGTCACCCGAGCACGATCAAGGGCATGCTGCTGGACGGCCCCAAGGCCCAAACCTTCGGGGTGTACCTGGGCGCTGTGGACAGCAAGGGGACCGTCGCCCCGCACGTGACCGGCGATTCCGCCGTCGCCAAGGGCTACGACGGCGAAAACATCCTCTCCATCGTCATGCACCTCGCCCGCCAGCGGGGCGGCGACATGATCGAGCTGGCCGACGTGCGTGAGCTCTACACCGGTCCGCGGACGCTCAACAGCCTGGGCGACATGGCGGACGTGGATGGCATCGCTCTGTCCGAGTCAGGCTTCGTCCAGCCGCTTTCCTCTTACCTGCGCGGCGACGTGTACGCCAAGGCGGGCGCACTGCGTCTGGCCATGGCGGAAGAGGCAGACGACCGGCTGCGCGTGCACATGGCGTCCCTGGTTGAGCAGCTCATGGGGAAAGCCAAGCGCACCGCCCCCGAGGAGATCCTCTTTGGGCTGCGGGACAAGTGGATCCCTGCGAAGTACAAGCTGGAGTTCCTCGCTCAGAACGGCTATCCGTTCCTGCGCTTTGTCGCCGGAGCGGCGGCCAGCGATGAGGATGAGGCCGAAGCAGCCGAAATGGCCGGCGGAGCCATTGATCTGGACGGGACCTGGATTGGAGGGGCAGGGCGCAGCGACGAATTCGCGAAGCAGTTCGCCTACTACCTCAACGGCAAGAGCATCGGCCATGACCTGCGAGACCGCAATGGCTCGCCCAAGGAGGAACGCAAGCAGCAGTACCAGGAGCGCGTGATCGGCCTGGAAGAGCAGTTCCAGTTCTTCATGCAGAGCCATGCCGACTCCGCTGACCTTGCCCAGCAGTACGACGCCATCTTCCATCGGGTGGTCGCCGGAGTCTATGACGATGCCCCTCTGGGCCTGCGCGGGGTGTCTGGCCGAATCGTGCCGCACACCTACCAGAATCAGGGTGTGCGCCGGCTATCCGCCGAGGGCGGTGGCATCCTGGGCTTTGATGTCGGCCTGGGCAAAACCACCACCGCCATGGCCTACAGCGTCTATGAGCGGGAAATGGGCCTGAGCAACAAGCACTGCTTTGCGGTCCCGAAGTCGGTCCTGCAGAACTGGTACAACGAGAGCAAGTCCTTCTTGGACAGCCACGACGATGTGCTGTTCGTGGGTTTCAGCCCCAAGCGAGGCAAGGGCGGCCAGATCGCGACCGAGGCTGTGCTGGACGAGAACGGTAAGCAGAAGATCAACAAGTACACCGGGCAGCCCGAGGTCCAGGATGTGCTGATCGAGGACAGCGCACAGGACGTTTTCGCCAAGATGCACAGCATCCCCGCGATGGCCAAGGGCATGGTGGTGATGACCTATGAGAAGTTCAAGGACATCCCCGTTCGCCCGGAGACTGTTGACCAGTTCGCATCCGAATGGGTTGAGCGGATCATGGTCAGTCGCTCCGTTGCCAAGAAGCTCGCCAAGGACGCAGAAGGTGCGACCGAGCGCGGCGGCAAGAGCTATGCACAGACCCAGCAGCAGGCCGGCCTGGAGCAGCAGTTTGCCGACCAGAAGGGCGGAAAGCGCAAGGAACTCCCGTTCTTCGAGGACATGGGGTTTGACCGGGTCATCGTTGACGAGGGGCACAACTTCCGCGCGAGCTTTGCGCTGAATGGCGATGGCCTGGACCGGGTTGCCTTCCTGCCGACGCCGGCAGAGAGCCAGCGCGCGCAGGACCTGGCGCTCAAGCTCTCATGGCTCCGCGGAAAGCAGGACGGTGCCGGCGCGGTGCTGCTGACCGCAACTCCGGTGGCCAACAGCCCCACCGAGATCTTCAACATGCTGATGCACGTTGTCCCGCCAGCGGAACTTGACAAACTGGGCATCCGGACCCCGGCGGACTTCGTCCGGTTCTTCGGCAACATCCAGACCGTCCAGAAGACCAAGGTCGATGGCTCTGTGGAGGCCATGGATGGCCTGGTGGGCTTCCGGAACCTCAACATCCTTCGAGGGCTCTTCAACCGCTACGCGAACATGATGAGCGCCAGCGATGTTGACCCCGACGGGTCGGTCCTGAAAATGCCGGACGCCCAGGAGGTCAAGTCCCAGGCAGAAATGACCGAGGAGCAACGGGGCCTGTATGTGGTGCTGCGAGCCGAGGCGCGCAGAGCCAGGGACCCCAAGGCCGTCTCCAGTGGCGAAGCCCGGCCCATGTTCGCGGTGCTGCGAGACATGGATCGGGTCACGACCGACATCGATCTGTACCACCGCACCATGACGTTCGTGTTCCAGGCCTCGGATGAGTCCAAGGTGCGGGCGATGATCGATGCGTTGCCGGCGTCGTTGACGCGCAAGCAGACGGACCCGGACCTGTTCTTTGAGGAAACCGAGGTCAGCGTGCCGAAGGTGGTTGATTTCGCCATTGCTGGCGACTCGTTGACCTACGTTGCCCCGGACGTGTACGAAGAGGCGGTTGTGAGCCGCCTGGCCAAGTTCGGTATCTCCTACGTGACGCACCCTGTCACGCCGAAGTATGGCGAGCTGATCAAGAACCTGAAGATCGAGGAGGCGCTTGGCGGCAAGCAGCTGGTGTTCACCGAGGAGAAGACCCAGCACGGAAAGCTTGCCCGCCTCCTGGCGCAGGCCCTGCCTGTCGGCAAGAACCGCGTGGCGATCATCAACGCGGACACGGCCGGAGGTGAGAAGCTTCAGGAGATCGTTGACGCCTACACCCGAGGGGACTTCGACATTGCGATCTGCAACAAGAAGGCCGAGGTGGGCGTGAACCTGCAGAAGGGAACGACCGCCGTCCACCACATGACCCTCCCGTGGACGCCGGCCAGCATCCAGCAGCGCAACGGCCGTGCTGTGCGTCAGGGCAACAGCGTGGCCGGTGTCCGCCTGTACTACTACCAGGCCAAGGGCTCGTTTGATGAGTACCGATTGGAGTTGCTGAAGGCCAAGGCCAACTGGATCAACTCGCTGCTGTCCAAGGACGGGACGAACAACTCTGCCGAGAACGCCGATGCGACCGGCGATCTGGATGCTGCTGCCCTCCTGTCCGACAACCGAGAGCAATTCTTGGCGGAAATGAAGGCCCGGCAGGAGCAGAAGGCGGCCGAAGACCTGGAGCGCCGCCGCTTCAACGCCAAGTCGAACCTCTTGCAGCTGATCGCCGCTCAGACCTTCATCGACCGATTCGACGACAACAAGAAGCGCGCCACCGATGAGGCTCAGGCGGAGGTCGACCGAGCACAGAAGCGCCTCTCTGAGGCTGAGGTCAAAGAGCAGGGTGAAGACCGGGACAAGATCCTGGCACGGCGTAAGGACGCCCTCATTCGCGCCAAAAACGCCTTGGAGAAGGTGCCCGCCAACCTTGATGCGAAGCTGGCGGCAAACCAAGCACGTGTCCGCCAACTGCAATCCCAACTCCGGTCCGTTGCCCAGAAAGGTGAGCTCCCCTTCGACGCCGCGGCGATTGAGCGTCCCAGCGAGTGCATTGTGTCCGTGCCCGGCAAGGTCGTGGTCGTGGTTGGCGCGGTCTATGAGGTCCGATCCAGCGGCGCGATCAATGGTTTTGACACCGTCCGGGTCACTGGCGTGAATGCGGTTGAGCGGAGCGCGACCGTTGAATACCTGGCGCGCGCAGTCCTTGGGTGGGCAGCGCCAAAGGACGGCAGCTACGGTATCGATGCGATGTTCACGGCCGACGCGAAACAGATCCATGTCGGGCCAGACCAAGAGCGGTTGATGCGCAAGTTGCGCGATCCGCTGCCGTACAAGGGGTTGGCTGGGGTCATGACCAAGGATGAGTGCCTGCAGAACCTCAAGTCGCTGCACGTCAATGGCCGCGCCCTCTACCGGCGTGAGACAGGTGAGTTCGAGGAGATCGCGAACTACGGTGGCAGCCAGCCGGCAATGCGGCAAGGCCGCCAGTTCGTGTATCCCGACTCCTCGGACTTGGCGCTGAAGCGTGAGGTGGCTGAGGCATACGGGAAGGGCCTGGGTCGAACAGACGTGCCGGGTGCGATCTCGTCCGAAGAGATCATGCAGGCATTCTTCGGCGAGAACTTCAAGGGCGCCCTGAGTGAGTTCCTGAAGATCGGTGCCAGAGATCAGGCTGAGGCTTGGGCGATTGGCTGGCTGAAGCAGCGCGTCACCCTTCCTGCGATGACTGCCGCCGCGGCGACGGCAGCCGCAGAGTTCGTCGCATCGATGTACAGGACCTTCTCGACTGATGATGGCCGCGCACGACTTGCGGAGTTCGATGCCGGACTCGGCGCGTGGATCGCCAGCGAGGGCTATGTGAATGAGCCACAGCTCAGTTTTTGGGCGGCCGCTGCACTTAAGTCCCAGGCTGCATCGCTGCAGGGGCAGGCCGTGGAGTACCGCCAACAAGAGGCCCGAGCTGCCGCGATGGCGGCCCAAGAAGCGATGGAGTCGGACCCCCGGTTTCGGAAGTTGACGCCTGAGCAACTGGCCCGCTTTTCGGCCCTGTCGATCAAGCCCAAGTTCAACAACGGAGAAGCGTTCGGAGGTTTCGCGGCCTGGAGCAGCCTCGCGCTCGTGGACGCGCGGGGTAAGGGCGGCGTGCTCTATCGCCTGAAGGACATGGGCTTGAAGAGCCGATTCCTCGCAAAATTCTGCAACAGGAGTGGATTACCATATGGTTCGGCATATGCCGACAGCTGGGTGGTCCCGGCCAACACCGACATTGAGGCACTTTTGGCCTTCCTGGAGTAACGCATGCAACCCAAGATCGTGATCTACAAGAGTGCTGACATCGCTCGCGTTGTCTCCGATGCCACCGCATCCCAGACGGAGGCCCAATGGCGTGAGCGCCTTTTGGGGGCTGTTGCCAAGGCCATCAACGCGGACCGCCGGGCATATCTCAACTATGGCCCGTACTGGTGGCCCGTCAAGGGCCAGCTCGTTGCCGCCGGCCTGCTGCCGTGGGCCAGCGCTCCGGACCCTGACCTGGTGGCTCAGGTGACGCTGGGCGGAGACTCGCTGGACCTGGCTGCAGGCGTGACCTATCAAGGGTTCAACATCGACAGCATGAGGACGGGCCAGTCGACGTTCTCTGTCGATACGGACGATGGCGACACCATCGACTACGTGCTCTACGACGAGGAAGCCGAGGCGATGGCCATGGTCTGAAGCCAGGCGGATGGAAGAGAAAGGGCGCTTCGGCGCCCTTTTGCATTTCTAGTTGACCGGTTCCATGGTTTCTGTATGATTGCCATATGCCAATCAAATGGAGCCAAGGAAAGCCATGACCGCCACCATTACCCTGATCGCCAAGACCCACCGTCATGCCTGCTTGGCCGGCATGACGGGCCACGACGCCCGCGCCTACGATGACCGCATCGGCGAATATGTGGAGTACTTGCGCGACGAGCTGGCCAAGGATGGCATCACCCTGGAGGTGAATGAGCAAGACATTGCCATGGTGGTGTCCTACCGCGTTGAAGCCGACGACTACGAGGCCGAGCAGGCCGCCCACGAGGCGTACCAGAGCGTGAGGGGCTTCTGGGACTGGTACTGACCCCACCCGGCAGCGGCCAGCCCAGCTGCTGGCCAGTTTTCGCCACCATGGAAAGGACAAGACACATGAGTGCCCCTGAAGGAATCGGCCCCGAGCTGTGGAACAAGCACGCCGATGCGTGCGCCAAGATGCGCGAAGCCGAGGAAGCGCTGGCCGCAGCCCTGTCTGGCCTGAAGCGCGCGGCCGCGGCCTGGGTGCGGGTCGAGGCCGAGGTTTCCGGCGACCGCGCCACCGCAGCCCTGGTGGGCATCGCGGCCAGCAATGCCGCCACCTGGAGCGGCGGCGTCCTGTGCGACAGCAACATCATCGAGACGGCCAAGCGGCGCGAGGCGCTGGAACTGCTGCGGAGCAAATACTGACCCCATTGCCATGCGCCCAACGCCCGGGTGCATGCCAGTGGAGCCGTCGCGGTAATGCATCGCCGTCACTCATGAGCGACGGCGCCACAGTCCGGGGATGGCAAAGACTCCCCGAACTGCGCGCAGCGCCGATGTACCCGCCGGAGATGCGGCCGCGCTGGTGGCAGACATGACGGGGGACAGCGCCCCGAACGATGGCGTGGTGTCCAAGGCGCTTGCCTGGATCCGCGCAAAGGGCGGCGTGGATGTTCCCCGGGAGCCTGGCGGCGGGGCGGCGAGGCCTGAAGGTGGCGCCGGGGTGGATTGGCTGATTGGCGAGGATGGTGTTTCCACCCAGGCGCTGGTCGGTGGAGGCGAGACCGAGGCCAGAGATCGCCAGAGCATCTACCGGAACTATGGGGAGATGCTGCAGGACGGCTTGGTGTCCCAGGCGCTCCACCTGCATGTGACTTCCGCGCTGGGCGGCCACGAGTCCATGGGCCAACTGGTCTTCATCGAGGCGGCTCCCGGTGCCACGGCACAACAGAAAGCCGCGTGTGCAGACATGCAGGCGCGCCTGGGCCGCATCCTGGACAAATCACTGCCCGAGGTCTGCTTTGACGCGGTGGCCTACGGAGACGGGTACGCCCGGCCGCTTGGAACGGCGGGAGAAGGGCTTACGTCAGTTCTCACCGGCGAACTGGTGATGCCTCCGCTGGTGCAGCCTTACGAGCGCGGAGGGGTAACGGTCGGCTACCTGGTGGCCACTGGGCTGCGTGGGCGTGAGCGCCTCAACATCATGCAGCTGGCTCGCCTGAAGCTCCCGCGAATGGGGCATGTTCCGCAGCCTCGCGCTGAAGAGCGCGCGGTTCGGACGAACCTGCTTTCCGACGACGTTGAGCAGATGCTTGCCATGCCGGCGGACGTTGGTGGTTCGTTCCTGGCCGGGGCAGAGCGAGACTTTGCCGACTACAAGCGTGCCAAGGCGGGGATCGTTGCGCAACGTGCCCGCAACACGATTGATGAGACCTGGTTGGCGGTCAACATGCAGTCAATGCCGCCAGGGATGCAGAAGCGGTTTCTCACCCAGCTCACCAGCATCGCGAATCGTGCGGGTGCCTTCTACGAGTCGATGGCAGCCACTGGGCGATATTGGTTCGGCAAGCTCGTCCACCACATCCCGGTGTCGTCGGAGAAGCAGGTGGTGGAGATCAAGAGCTCCTCCGCTCAAGGCAGTGGGCCGGCAAACATCACCATTGATGATGTGATGTTTCATGCCCGGCTGCTGGCTGGCAAGCTGGGCATGGACATCAGCATGCTCGGGTTTGCCGACATCCTGTCGGGCGGACTGGGAGAGGGCGGATTTTTGCGTACCAGCGTGCAGGTGGCTGAGCGCTCTCGGATCCTGCGCGTGGCGGCCTCGGAGTGGGTCAACCATCTGTTGAGCCTGGACCAATACTGGCGCACAGGTCAAACCTACACCGAGGCCGACCAGTTCTGGCGCGTCCAATTCTTCGGCGGCATTTCGGCACAGCAGGCGGAGCAGGCCAAGACCAAGGCCGACTCTGTGGGGTCGGCATCGATGCTGGTTGCGGCAATCGCTCAACTCAAGGAGCTTGGCTTCGGGCGGGATGCACTGTTGCTCATCCTGAAAACCCAGTTCGGCCTGAACGAGGAGGAGGCGGCCGTCTACGCCGCCGACCTTGCCAAGTCTGTCGAGGAGGGGGGGGCGCCGGGTCAGCCGGATGGCGAAGGCGAGGGCACCCAATGAAGACCGGTGTCAATGCGCTCCTGAGTGCCTATGACGCTGCAGTGGCCCGAGTGGACAAGGCCCGCGCTGCAGTCACGGCGCCCGCACTGTCCCCGGACGTGCTGCGGATGCTTACGGCAGGCGGTGCGGTAGCGAGCGCACTGGTGGGCAATGACCACCGACCAGTCCCGATCAAGCCCCCGCCCGGCATGCCCGTGCTCTCTGGCGAGAAGAGTGCCGCGGTGTCGTTTGCCGCTCTGGCTGAGTTGATGGGGCGGATCGAACGCGTGAGTCTCGCGTGGTCGAGTCTGTACCGGATCGAGGTGAGAGAGGCGTCAAGCGTTGGCATGTCTGGGCAAGCCGGGCCTCTCCTGGGGCTGCTGGCGCAAAGTGTCTCGTTCGGTTCACGGACCATTGTGGGCGAGGCCACCCCATTGGGCGGCGGCTACCGAGACAGTCCAACGGGCGGCCAGGGGACGCAAATCCGAGTCACCACCCTGGACGATAGCGCGGGCACCCTGCAGCGGTGGTTTGAGGCCAAGGCCGACCAGGTGATCCACCCTGACGGCACGGTAGGACTCCCGAAGGACTATCTCTTGGCGATCACTGTGGCGCGGCTACGGCGAATCGATGGCCAGCACGGAGAGTTTGAGGCGCCGCACCAGCGTTCGTTTCTGGTTCGGGCCGGCGCTTGTGAGGAGGAGCATGCCTCAAGCGCCGCGGCAGAACTCAAGGTGGTAACGCTGACCTTTGAGCCGTGGGACACGTTTGCCCCGGCCGGAATTGTGAGGGGCTGAGATGCAAGCTGATGAAGCGGGATTCCTGACAGGCGGCAACGCGACCGGGCTCCTTCGCCAGATCCAAGAACAGCAGGCAGGAGTTTCGCCGGTGCTCACGGGCATCCGCAGTGACACCTCCGGAATCCTGGCGGCGCTGCGAAAGCATGGGCTCGTCGCGGCCCCAGTCGCAGCGAGGGGCACGCGTCAGGGGCTTTCCGGCGCTGATGGCTCCCCTGGGCGACTCGCCGGGCCAGGTGCGGCCTGGGTTCCAGTTGGGGAGCCGGTCATTCGCAATCGGGACTCCAGAGGGCGCTTCGTCGCCGGGCCGGCGTCCGACTCCCAGAAGGCCGCCGATGTGGTCGGCGCTGTCAAAGAGGGCACTGAGGTTTCCAGGAAAGCGGAGCAAGTCGCGGCAAGGGACCGCCAGGCGCATGCAATCGAGCAGCGCAAACGCGGCGCTGGTGGGCGCTTTGAAGGGGCCGGCGGCGGGGGCGGCGGCGCCGATGGTCGAAGCCTTGACGGTCTCTACAGTGGAGCGCTGGGCTCCGCTGGGGCGGCCCTGGAGGCGACCTCAAGCATGGATCCGGCCATCGCAGCAGCAGAGGAGATGCGGGGGATCGCTGCGCAGCTCCAGGATGTGGCGGGCCCAGTCGTGAGCGGCATTGGCGCAGCGCTCAGGGTTGGGCGCAAGTCGGAAGAGCAGCGTCAGTCGTCGTGGCTGAAGCGGATCGCAGGCATCCTGAGCGGCACTCGGGCTGATGCTACGGTCCAGGCTGCAGAGCAGGTGCGGGCGACCAAGCAAGTTGCTGAGGAGGCCGGCAAAGGCGGTGGAGGCGGGGGGATCCTGGGCCTCCTGCCTCTGCTGGGCATGCTCAAGAGCCTGTTGAGCGGTGGCGGCCTCCTCAAATTGATGGGCGGTGGGATCCTCGGGGGCGTTGCTCGCGCTGCTGGCGGCGGTCTCTCGCGACTTGGTGGCCTTGGGCGCGGCCTGCTCAAGCGCATCCCGTTGATCGGTGGGGCTTTCGCGGCAGCCACTGCCGTCTGGGATGACGCGGCCATCAAGGGGGACAACTCGCTGAGCCCAGAGGCTAAGCGCAGTGCTCGCGCTGAGAACGCCGCAAGCGCAGTGGGCTCAATCGCGGGTATGGCAATTGGCGGAGCATTGCTTGGCCCACTCGGCGCCGTCATAGGGGGTTGGCTTGGTTCCGAGGGAGGGCGGCTGCTTGGTGAGCCCCTCCTTAAGGTCTACGACTACTTTGTCTCGCTCAACTTGGGCGAGAAGTGGGAAGCGATGGTATCCGCTGGCGCCGGAGCGCTGGAGGACCTGGCCTCGTGGGTATTGGGGCTCCCAGGTGCTGACCTTGTTGCATCCGCCTTCAGCACGATGGCCAAGCTCGGAACGCGAGTGGGGCAAGGTGCCAACGAGCTCGCCGCAAAGGCCACGAAGTGGGCAGGCGAGAAAGGTGGCGTGCTCTTGGCGGACCTTAAGACCCTCGCGTCGAAGGCCGTTGGTTTCGTAAGCCAGCACTTCGAGTCCGGAGGGAATGACGCAGTGATCTCCTCTGGGAAGGGCGACGCGGGCGGGAAGTCCTACGGGCCCCACCAACTCTCTCTTGCTCGGGGTGCTGTGCAGGAGTTCCTGGCGTCTTCGCCCTATGGTGCAAGGTTTGCCGGCCTGACCCCGGGGAGTGAAGCGTTCGACAAGCGGTGGAGGGAGATCCACGCGGAGGACAAGGGATTCGTGCCGGCGCAGCGTGCCTACCTCGAGAAGACCCATGTTGATCCCACGATGGCAAGCCTCAAGGCGTCGGGGATCGACCTCTCAAGCCGTGGGCGAGCGGTGCAGGAGGCTGTTTTCTCCACGGCGGTGCAGTTTGGGGCGGCCGGTGGGTCCACCTTGTTTCGCAACGCTTTGGCCGGCCGCTCGCTGCCGGCGCTTTCCGATGCTGACATCGTGACGGCGGTGCAGGACTACAAGATCCGCAACAACGAGTCCCTTTTCCGATCCTCCAGCCCCAAGGTGAGGGCCGGGACCCTACGCAGGGCCGTCGACGAACGGGCGGTGTTGGTTTGGTTCGCGGGTGCCAGCGGCCAAGCTGCCATGCCGGTGACGGCTGCGGCGGCGGTGCCCAATGTGCCAAAACTTGATCCGCCCAAGGTTCAGGCGGCCAGGCCGGTGCAGGCGCCCCAGGCGGTGGAGCCTGCACCGGCGCCGGTGCGACTCTCTGGGGGTGGGGCAAATCAAACTCAGACCATCGTCGTGCAGCAGCCGCCCCAGCAGTTGGGCCAGGGAGTTTCAGACCGCGGTATCGCTCATGTGGCCTCTGGTGGTATCGGCTGGCGCCCTTGGTGAGGGCCGGTAAGTCGGGCCCCTGGGGTGCGGATGCCGGCTTGACCATGCGGGGATTCTGAGAGGGCCCAACATGAGCATCGTTTCCCCCGAACTCCTGCAGCAGCAGTACGCCCTGCAGGCCGCCATCGGGACCAAGCGCAACGCGGGCACGTTCACTCTGGTGCCTGAGGGCCTGGAGGCGGCGTACCTGACCTTCAAGCAACTGCCCGTCCCGTTCCTGAGTCCGTCGGGTGAAGCTGCTGAGGCGGCCACCCCGGGTGGTGGCGCGACCTACGTCCCTACTCCTCCGGAGACTCGATTCACAGGCGCGGTGACGTGCACTGAGACGACCTCGAACGCGCTGCGCAACTTCCTGGACTGGGCAGCGAAGCAGCCGAACGGAATCTTCAACGCCACGATCTACGACGGGACGTTGGACGCACACCGCGGCGGCTGGAAGGTCGTGGGCTGCATCCTGAAGATGGACACCTTCGACGCCGACGCGGACAACCGCACCCAGGTCATGAACGTGCCGGGGACCATCTGGTACAACTTTTTTGGCGAGCGTGTCGCACCGATCTTGGTCTGACGGCTGACCCATGGACCTGAGCCAACATGCCGCCGCCTTTGCGGCGCAGCACACGACAGGCGGCCTTTACCTGACCGCTGATGAGGTCTTGTCCTGCGCCGTTTCTGCGGTTCGAGAACTCGCCGGCTGGGCGGGGCTTGAGGATGCGGCCTGGAACGGGACGACCGAGGGCGTAACGGCGGCAACGGTTGTGAGCGTGGATGAGTGGGCGTTGATCGGCCCGCTCTTCGAGTTGCTGGTGGAGCGCGGCAACGCTCAGCGGCTGGAGGCCTGCGCCGGACTTGGGATGCCGAACCCTCCCCGCGGGAGTTCGGAGGTCGCGCAGAGTATTGAGACCTTTCGGTCCAACTTGCCACTCGCGGCCTTCCAGTGTGCGCCGACGTCGACCGGGTTTCCTGAGGGCTACTGATGCTCTCCACCGAGGACGGGACGTTTCTGCCCGGGGACATGGTCCTCTCCGTGGTGCAGCGGTTCGACTTGGCGCCTATGCCGAGCACTGTTGAGGCAACCCTGCGGCTTGACGAGAGCACTGAGCCCATCGGGAAAGACGGGGCCAAGCTGCGCTGTGGGGCGGGCATGGACCTTTACCGTGTCGTGAAAGCCGAGGACTGCGCATCGGTCCCCATCGCCCAAGGACGCGAGCCGGTTAAGGCCCGCCGCGTGACTGCTGTGCTGGACGGACTGCAGGCTTTGATGTGGGCGCAGCAGCGAGCGGTGGTCAAAGAGGGCGCCGGCATGGTCGAGTGCTACCGGTCGTGCGGCGCGGCCGTTCGAATGGGCTCCGACGTTCCGACCCATCGGCTGTTCGTTCCGAGAGGGCACATCCCGACGTTCGCGCTTGCCGAGTTGATGGCTGAGGAGTTTGCGGCGCCAGTGTGGATGGACGGCCGGCTTTCCTTCTCCCGACTGACCGACTTGATGAGCCAATCGCCCGTGCACCGCTTGGAGGTTGACGCTGCAGAGGGTCGCTCCTCCGGCTGGATGGAGCACTTGGAAGCCGTAACTGCCATGTCATGTCGCGCCGATGGGCAGGTGTTCGGTGCGTCTTCCACCCTGGCCCGCCCCGCCGCATTCCTGCCAAGAACGCCGCAGCGCATCCTCAACAACTGGGGGCGATGGCTGGCCGTGCGCCGTTGCTTGCCAACACAGTTCGCGGCCTCTGTGCGGGCTGGGCATGTCATCGAACTGGCTGGCGTGCGGCACCTGGTCGTGACGGCGGCGCATTCGCTTACGGCCGGGGCTGATGGCGGCAAGTCGGAGCAGACCTCCATGCTGTGGCTCGGGCAGGTGAGCAAATGACCAGTCCTGCACACCTGGAGCGGTGGACCCCGGGAGAAATCGCTTCTGTCGATCAGGTTCGCCGCGTGGTCAGGGTCCGCATTCCCGGAATCACAGATGGCGCGGAGGTCTACCCGGAGGCGGACCTCTGCTATCCGCTGGGGGAGCGGCCGGACCTGTCCGAAATCAGGCTGATGCCGGGCGACCCCGTTTGGCTGGACTTCGTCCGGGGGAACCCCAAGTATCCGGTGGTCATCGGATATCGCTGCCCACAGGCCGGAAACGCCCAGGGCGTCAGGCGGGTGCAGCACGACCAGATAGAAATGAAGGCCGACTCTGCCCTTTTGGTCGAGGCTGTAGGTGGGGGCCTACTCATCAAAGCGGGCACCCGCATCAAGCTCGCAGCCCCGAACCTGGAGATTGATGGCGACGCTGTCTTCCGCGGAGGGGTCACGCTGGAGCGACTCGTGACGGTTCTGCAGGGCCTGCAAGTCACGGGCGGGCAGGTCAAGCACCTGGGCCAAGACATCGGCGCCACGCATACGCACGGGACTCCTTCCGGCCCGTCGACTCCACCAGTTCCCTGACGCGGTAACGCGGCCCATGGGCGCCCGGCGCCATGGCCAACACTGGCCCTATGGAACTCCTGATTGATTTTGAAGGGCTCGCGACCAACCCGGAAAAGGCGCTTCGGCGCGTTGTCCAGATCTTCGCGCGCGCCGATCTGACCGTGCTTGGCGTGGAGTCCGACGGCAAGACCCGGCGGGCCGCTGCCGTGAAGTACCGCCAGGCGCGGATCAACTTCGCTGACGGTCAGTCCGTCGCCCTGCGCATCAAGGAGTCGGGTGACATCGCTCAGGTGCTCATCAACGACAAGCTTGTCCCCGTGGCTTCTCAGGGCGACCCGCTGCGGGCCGCAGACGAGATCGTCAATCGTCTGGACACTGGCCGCGCTGCCTTTCAGCGGCGCCAAGCCGCCCTGAAGATGGACCCGCCTGAGGGCGTCAAGACCGCTGCGCCGAAGTTGGAAGCTGAACTCACGCAGCAGATCGCGGCGGTAGATGAGGCGATCTCAGTTGCCAAGCAGACCCTGCAGCAACTGACTGGCGCGCCGTCCACCTGACCCGGTAATTCGAGGCAGTTCGGTCCAAACACAGGCCAAACACTGGATAGGCACCGATTGCGGCCAAGGGGCCGCGCAAGCGGCTAAATCCTTTGAGGAAACCAACATGAGTGAACATTCCGTCGGCCTGATCGAGGCCCCGCAGATCGCCGCCACCCGCGCCCTGTTCGATTCCGTCGAGCCGGGCGAGTTCGCCACCATGGCCGCTCCCGAGGTGGCCGCCAGCCTCGGCGAGAAGTTGGCCCGGACCGGCCTGGACGGCCTGCCGAAGGTCGTGGCCAACTACCTGGGGCACGTCCCCTCGGTCATGCACGGCCACGCCCTGGATGCTGTGTCGCAGGGCATCGCGGCCTACGCCGCCGCCCATGGCCGGCGCCCCGAAGGTGACACCGTGGCCGGCATCCTCTCCTCGGTTGCCGGCATGGCTGACAAGTATTCCATTGAGGCTCGGCAGGCTGGTCGTCACATCTTCGCCATGGACAGCGTGAACGCCTCCGGCTCTGGCCAGTCCAACAACTGGGGCCTGCACCCCGGCGCGGTGATGACCGCGGTCCTTCAGATGGCCGCGACGGAAATCCCGTTTGCCGGCCGCATCGCCGCCGACTCCGGTTTTGCGACCTTCCGGACGGGTGTCCTGCGCAACGTCGCTGCGAGCAACTTCGGCGACTACGCCGCCGGCGACTCTCTGGACGGCGTCATGGGCGCTGGTGAGTACATCGACAGCGAGCGCGTTGTGACCCTGACGGTCAACGGGGGCATGGCAGCCGCTGTGACCGGCGTCGTCAAGACCCGCGCCGGTGGCTCCACTGAGCTTCCGCTGCTGGCCGGTGCGTCCGAGATTCGTGTCAACGGCATGGTGATCGGCGCCGAAGCCAACGCCGGCGTCTACGGCTCCAGCGTCAACCGCAGCTCCGGTGCGGGCGCCTATGCCCTGGCTGGTTCCGTGCAGATCGCCGGCACCACCTACACCCTGTCCGACAGCACGATCACCCCGAGCACTGGCGCCTACAGTGTCAAGTTCAGCGCCGAACTGCCGGCGGGCACCGTCGTCGAGCTGGTGGTCTATGCCAACTACGAGGCCAACCCCGACCTGGCGCCCGTCATCGGTGCTGAGGTGGACCTGCACGAGTACGCCGTGACGGCCAGCCGCGCCAAGACCCGCGCCACCCTGGATGCCTTCCAACAGGCCTCCGCCGAACTGGGTGTGGATCTGTTCTCTGCCGCGAACTGGACCGTCCGCGCGAAGTACATGCTGGAGCGCTACGCCCGCGTGGTCAAGCAACTGGTGCTCGCCGGCCGCGCCCTGCCCGGTGAGTGGGACATGGACTGGGCCGCCCAGAAGGACCAGAAGAACATCGCCCAGGTGATGGTGGACCTGTTCCCGGTCCTGGCGAAGGTCTCCACCTCCATGGCGGTTGCCACCCAGGATCACGGCGGCGACACCCTGCTGGTGACTGGCCTGTTCGCCCAGTATCTGGACTCGCTGCCCAATGAGGTCTTCGAGCGCTCCGGGCTGGTCAAGGGTAAGGACGTGGTCCGCGTCGGCCGCCTGAAGCAGGTGAACCTGGACGTGTACTACGTGCCGGCGGAGTTTGGCTGGCTGCCCAACAACGACGCCGCCGGCACCACCACGGCCCTGATGGTGGGCCGCGGCACCACCACGGCCAAGTGCCCCATCATCGTGGCCGACCCCATCGCTCCGATGCTGACCCCGCTGGCCGATGGTCAAGGCGGCCAGATGCAGAACTTCTTCTACGTCAAGGGCGGCGCCAAGCTGAACCGTTCGACGCTGTTCCGTCAAGGCGCCGCGACCATCACCATTACCGGCCTGGCCGGCTGATAAAGGGGTGCCACACATGCAGGCGACTGCAGAGATCGTGGCGCTCCTGGACTCTGGGGGCGTCACATTTCCGGTCAAGGTCGAAATCTCCAACGCCTCCGGCGTGGACATCACTGAGGCCTCGGTGCAGGTTGCCATCCCGGCGGGTGGCGATGCGGTGGCCACCGTTTCGACCGAGCGCCAGCTCAGGCGGCTTCTGCGCAGCCTTGCAGGCCGGCAATCGATCGCGCTGGTGCCTGACGCTTTCGGGATCCGGCTGATTGCCGACGCGCCCGAGGAGCCCACCAATGAGCCCGAGCCCGGCGGCTCGACCAGCGATGAACCCAGCGGCGAGCAAGAGGCGACGAAGCCTGCTGCTGGTCGCGCCAGACAGAAGGGCCAACGATGAGCGGAAGTCCGTTCCTGCGCCAGCTTGGATATCAAGCTGGTGCCCAACTCAACCCCCTGCAGGACAAGAGCGCCCAGTCGGGCAATCTCGGCATGTGGGATCGAACTGTCGGCCTGGCCATGAGGGCAACTCGCGGCCGGATCGACCGCCCGTTTGTCGTGCAGCGCGCAGACTTCGGGATCCTGCTGGGCGATCCGGAAAGCATGGTGGTCAACAGCCTCAATGAGGCCAAGGTCATCGGCCATGAGGCTCTGCGAAAGGGAGCCGCCGGCCTGGTGGTGTCCCGGCTGGTGTCGTCGGACGCCGTGAACTCGTGGCTCATCTTCACCTCTGGGGCCACCTCGGACTGGGATGTGTCCGCAACCACTCCGGTGCCGACCTACTCGGAAACCGATGTGCCGAGCTTCACGCTCGCGCTCAAGCATCTCCTGTGCCACAACGACGGAATTCAGGTTCGCATCCACGCTGACTCCGGCGGCGCCAAGGTGACGACCATCACGGTGATGATCCTGGACAGCGCGGGCCTGGAACTGCATCGCGTGACGGGTTCGCTTGATCCGACCAAGACCGACGACTCCGGCAACAGCCTGTACCTGCCGGATGTGGCCGAGCGCACGCTTGGCGACGTGTTCGAGTGGGTCATCCCCGATGGCGCCAGCATCGGCAACGGCCACGACGGCTATGGCAAGACCGGCGGCGTGATCAAGTGGGCCGATTCGGGCGTCCAGGCCCTGTTCGATGAAGGCGAAAGCGCCCTCTATGCTGCCGACTATGGCCGGGCGGTCGATGCCCTGACCAACACCGACGTTTCCTACGGCTACCTCATCTCCGCAGGCAGTCGCTCCGTGGACCTGATCCAGGGCCTGATTGACCTGGGCTACGCCCGAAATCGGCAGGTGATCATCGACATTCCGGGCGACCTGACTCCTTCGGCTGCCGCGACCTGGGCCGACCAGTTCGCGTTGGGTGGGACCGGCCAGGACTACTACCCCATCTTCCTGTGGGCGCCGATCAAGGCCATGGAGGTACTGGGCGGCGGGATGTCGATCTATGGCACCAGTGGCAACTACGCCGGCCAGGCCTGCGCTCGAAACGCGGTGACGAACTCCTACGGCTACGCTGCGAAGAACCGCCCCATCGCTGGGGACGACTTCCCTTTGGGCCGCGTGAGCGCTCGCGTCATCCACACGCCGAGCGCCGGCTGGGACGATGCCCTGAGTTTCCTGGCCAAAGCGCGTATCAACCCAGTGCTTCCCCGGGCTGGTGGCGGTGCGGTGGTGTTCCGAGATTGCCTGACGGCCGCCGCCACGACGACCAGCTATCGCAAGCTGACCAGCGTGGCTGAGATGTCGTCGCACCTGGCTGAGCAGGTGGTGAGCATGGATAACGCCAGCCGGTTCCTTCCCCAAGCCGAGAAGAAGCGCTATCTGGACCGCCAGCTCTCCAGCATGTTCGCGGGTGCTGCCGCCAGCGGCTGGCTCGTGACGGGGCAGGACATCGCAGGCGAGGAAATCCCGGCCTACGAGTACGACCTCGTGCTGCGCCCTGTTGACGGTGTGGACACGCTGCACCTGACGTACCGAGTGCATTTCGACGGTGTGAACCGCCGCACCGAAATCACCCAGGTCCTCCGCTGATTCACCAAGCCCCCCGCGTAGGCGGGGGCAGGAGCAAAAACCATGAGCTTTGACCTCTCCCGCGCCATGCGCGCCATCGCGTCCACCGGCACCAAGAAGGCGGCCCTGGACGGTGTTTCCAAGGACGTCGCACTGGACGACGCCGCTGTGGGCGCCTCCGCCCAGAACTTTGCCGTGCAGTCTGTGCGCGTCAACGCTGCGGCGGCCGTGCATGCCTGGATCGACTCCGACAACGAGTTGGGGGCCAACGAAGGCAGTGCGGACCGTCTCAAGATGCTGCTGGTCGGCTTCGCTGACCAGGACAAGAACGGCGAACTGAGCGACGATGAGCAGGCCGTCTACCTGGCCGGCGGTGACGCCGCGTGGGCCTACATGGCCGGCTTGGGCGTTTCGGAAGACGACCTGGATCTGATCTTCAACGGCGAGGATCCCGACGAAGCGAACGCTGCGGGTGACCGTGTGATCGCCTTCCTGTCCGATTCCCTGGCCAGCGGAGAAGAGGCGGAACTGACGGCCATGGACGACTTCGCTTTCGGCGAGGAGGCCACTGCCTCCGCTCTGGATGCCGCCTACAAGACCGTGGTGGCCTTCCGCGGCGGCAAGAAGGTCGCCATCCGCAAGCGCATCAGTGGCGCCGTCCGCCTGTCTGCTGCGCAGAAGCTGGCCCTGCGCAAGGCGCAGGCGAAAGCGCACGGGGCGCGCGCGACGATGGCTCGCATGAAGAGCATGCGCGCCCGCCAAGCTGCCGGCCGTTGATCGCCTGAGGAGTCCCACGTGGCTGCGGGTCGCGTTTTGAGCAGCAAGTGGGACGGAATGTCTCCCCACTTGCTCGCTCGCATCATGCAGGTGGACCCGAGGGGCTACCCGATTTCAGGCGGTGACGCGGTGGTGGCGCCGATCACCGGTGCGACTCTGGAGCTGACGGCGAACTGGCAGAGCCCCTTTGAGCACCAGGGCCCAGAGAGCAAGGTGCCTTCGCTTGCGGCGATGGCTCAGAGCGGGACGGCGGGGACCCTCCTCTCCACGTTTTTCGGGGAGGACAAGGAGGGGACCTTCATGCAGCGCATCGCTGCTGAGGTCAATGAGAGCGCTCAGCAGCTGGTCGGCTCGACTGGCATGACCAAGCTCAACGCCACGCAGCTCTTTGCCGGGTCCCATCCGGCTAAGCTGAACGTCTCCCTCCACTTCCGAGCCTACAGCGATCCGGAATCGGAGGTGCAGCAGCCTGTGGACAGGCTTGTTCGCTGGCACCTGGCGCAGCAGCTCGCGCTGAAGGGGAACCTGGCCAGTGCCGTGGACGCCATCAAGCGAGGGGAGGGGTTCATCAAGGCCTTCTTCCCGTCTCAGGCGCCGTCTTTCGTTTCGCTGCACTACCGAGGCTGGTACGCCTCGCCGATGGTGATCGAGACCGTGAGCCACCCGCTTGACGGCCCCTGCGATTCCAAGGGCCGGCCGGTCGGGGTGGTGGTCCAGGTGGGCCTGGCCACCCTCACGTCCCTGGACGCTGGCGACTGGGACCGGATTCGGTCCGGTCGCCCGATTGCCCTCTTCAACAACAGCTGACCATGATCCATATCCGCCCACTGATGTCTGACCGCATCAACGCGAGGCTCACTGAACTGACGGTAGGCGACTCTCTCGCGTTGGTGGCGATGCCGGAGTTCGCGGCGGAGGCGGCGCGCTCGGAGTTCCTGCGGCGCGTGGTGGCCGAGAGCACTGGAGCGGTGTCTGATCCTGCGGACTGGACCGTCGAAGAGCGGATCTGGGCCGTGGCTCACTACCTCGGTGCCGTTGACGGTCAGCCCAACATCCGCCTGATGGGCGGCGGCGTGTTGACGGACTACCTTCTGCCGGAACAATCCATGCCGCCCGGGCCGGTTGACCTTGAGCAGTTCGGCGCCGGAGGGTGGACCATCGGGCAGATGACGGGCAGTGAGTGCGAGCTGGTCGAGTCCCGCCACTCCGGGCGCGTGCAGTGGATCCTGGCCGACATGGCCGTGAGACTGCGCACTGCGGCAGAGGATCGGCCGGATCACAAACTGGCGCCCGGGCAATGGTGTGACTGGCTTGCGCGAAAGATCGAAGTCCTGAAGGCGCTGCCGTCCAGTGACATGGACACCCTGTTTGCGGCCTATCGCGCTGGGCTGCCGCGCGTCCGCCACCTTTGGCATCTGGAGTTGTCAGACCGTGGGCATGTGTGCATGCCCGTTGCACTCACGAAGACCAGGGAGGCCGGCGGCGGGTTGCCGCCGGTGCGATTTCCCGTATCCGCCTGTGTCGGGAGCGCAGCGAGAGCGCTGGGCTTCGTCGTGGCTTGACCTGGCGGTTCGGTTCGGTGCAGCGGGCACGCCGCTAGATGCAGCGCTGCGCTTGCCGATGACAGTAGCTCATTCGCATTTCTCGGCTGGAGCCTGGGAGGACCTGGAGCGTGTGCGAGAGGCGGAGGCCCGGCTGGCCGTCGCGCAGGTCAACGCGACCAACAACATCGTCCGCGCGGTGTCGGGCTTGGCCCGATCTCTTGGCGGTCGGTAAGAGCTGACCGCGCGAGGGCCAACCAGGCCCGACCATGCGGCATGGCAACTCGCACCATGCCGCCGGCACCTGGGATGCGTCTCACAGGCACTACCGATGCCTGGCGGCGCGCTGTTCGGCAGTGCATCCCAGCCGCGTTGGGCGGCACTACCGAATGACCTACGCAGCCCCGCCGCACGCAGACCTCCCATGGCCAATCGCCCTCGCAGGTAGCGCGCTGGCTTCCCTTCTTGTCCTACTTGGCTTGACGCCGAGCCAAGTCGTGATCGCCGCTTGCGGCGCGATCATCGGCACCTGCTGGGCCCCCACCGTCGGGGCAGTCATGGCGATGCTGATGTTCGGCGCCGCGAGCATCCTGGCGGCCAAGGGTGGGGTGATCATCGCGGCAGTGCTGGGCCTGTGGTATCCGGTCCTAGGGCAGGTTCCCGACCTGGGCGGTGGCATCGGCGCCGCCCTCGGGCTGCTGCTCCACCCGATTGCCTCCATGTTTGCAGCGACCGTCATTCCGGCGGCAGGCCGCGCGATGTCCAAGAGGATCGAGCAGTGATCATGTCCCTCTTCAACTTGCTTGTTGGGGGCGTGGCCCTCTTGGCCACCGTCGCATTCGTTTTGCGGCTGCGGCCGATGCACTGGCGCACGCACAGATGGCCCCCGATGCTCATGCATGTGGGCTTGGGCATGGCGTGTGCGACCGCGGTCGAGGCCAGTTGGTGTGGCAGTGGTAGCGCCCTGTTGGCGGCCATGGGCAGAGCTGGGGGAGTTGTCGGCTGTGTCTGCTGGATCTGGGAGAGCTACTGGACATGGCAGTACGGGCCGCCAAAACACACCCTCGCCACGAAGCCCGGCGATCTTGACGAACACGCCACGCTGCACCAGAGATGAGCCGCGACCTCCACCCCACGACGTTGCAGTGGGCCGACGGCTCCGGGGTGGCCCGTCACGATGGCGTTGAGATCAGGCTGAGATCCCGCCCGCCCGGCACGTTCGACCGGTTGATCTACATCCCTGGAATCCGGGCCGAAGTCTGCGACCGGGGAGCGGCAGGCTACCGGGCTATGACGGAGGCGGAGGTTCGCGGCGCCAATCAGTATCTGCAATCGATGGCCGGGCGGACCCGGCGAGACATGGGGCAGGAATAGCCCCGAAACAAGAAAGGACCTCATCCCATGTGGAAATTCACTGGACGGGCGCTGTCGTCTCGATGGCTGCTCTTTTGCGTCCTGCCGCTGCTGATCTTGGCGTGGCTGGCCTTCTCGATCCCGGGCGGCCTGGAGGACACCATGCTCCGCCTGCAGTTCTGGGCGCAAGCGGCATTGGCCACAGGCGCCACTTACGTGATCGCGCGCTCGATCACCGGCAAAGTGCGCGGAGAGACGATGGCCAATGAGGCGCTGGAGCGCGGGAACATCGGTGCAGGCCTCGTGTTCCTGGGCATCCAGTTCCTGCGCGCATTCATCTTCCTCGGTTTGCTGTTGTTCTTTTCAGGTGCCGCACGAGCAGCTGGCGTCCCCCCCAATGCCCTGAAGCACCTCCCGACACTCAAGGCCCAGCAGGTCGCGGTGTGGCCTGACATGCACCGGCCCGAGTACCTGGGGGCTTTGGTCGAGCACGAGAGCTGCACCACGCTCACCAGCCCACGCTGTTGGTCCCCAACCGCCCGTCTCAAAACGGCGAGGGAGGAGGGGGCCGGACTTGGCCAGCTCACCCGAGCGTTCCGGGCCGACGGATCCCTGAGGTTCGACGCCCTCGCAGACGCCCGACGACTGGACCCCGGTGGCCTGTCGGGCTTGCGGTGGGACACGGTCTACCAGCGTCCAGACCTCCAGCTGCGGGTGATCGTCTTGACCCAGCGAGCCAACGTGGCCAGGCTGCTGCCGCTGGCGAGGGACCGAGATGAAGCCCTGGCGATGGCTGATGCAGCTTACAACGGCGGCCTGATGGGGGTGCTCAACGAGCGCAGGGCCTGCGCCTTCAGATCCGGCTGCAACCCGTCGCAGTGGTTCGGGCATGTCGAGCGAACGTGCCTGAAGAGCGCCAAGCCCCTCTACGGCACCCGCAGTGCTTGCGACATCAACCGCCACCACGTGGCCGATGTGTGGGCCCGAATGCCGAAGTACACAGGGCTTTTGACGTGA